CTATCAGGGGTCAGCGTGCCAAGTTTAATATCAGACCTATAAGCGAACGCCGTCGTGGGTGGGAGCGTATGTTTAAGGTTAGCGACAACGAGTATTACATTAGCTGTAATGCTTGGTCGTATAACGAAGAAGATAACCTTAAAAGACATCGCAAAGCTATCTCTTTTCTAAAGAATGGCGATCAAGAAACTATCATTGTCCATACTCCTCGTGTGTATTGGGGCGACAACACAGAACGCTTAAATGTAAATGCGTTGAGCACACCATCAATCTTTTATTTCTATGCGTTTAACTTGCCAATCGGTTTGACTATGGCTAAATACAAGGGTGCTAACTATGTGCAAGTAGCTACCGAAGATCGTGATAAGTTCTATACGATTGAGAAAGGCGACATTACTTTTACCCGTAAAGTCGGTGAGAAGTATTGGCAACCATTGGTAGTGCATCGTGAGTTTGTGCATACGATTGACCGCAAGCAATCTAAGATTGTGCGTGAGAAAGCTAAGGACTTTGTAGACTATTGCACAGTCATGTCAGCAATCACACCTGACCCTGACCATAATTGGTGGGCAAGGCAGACAAACCCGTTTGCATTAACCGCATCAAGTGGTAGCTACAACGATATTAGAGATAGCTTGCCAAAAGATATTCTATGGGAAACCTTACTGACTAAGGGCGAAGAAGTACCTGAGTACTGGTTCAACATGATGACGATTTACAAGCAACGCTCAAGTATTCACTATTGGGAACATACCACCCGTAGCTATAAGACTGAGTATGTGCAAAGTAAATTACTTAAGCAGATTTACAAAGACCTTTACACAGTAGCCAAGCCATGCAAGGAAACTGAAATACCGCTAGGCGAGAGATGTAAAGATAATTACAGCAGTTGGTATAACTAAGGAGAATTAAAATGAGTGCAATACAATACGAAACATTTAATGGTGTGGTGATGGCAAGTGAGGTTCTCAAGTTAGCAAATGAGATCAAAAAGAAACAACCCTTGCTTCAGTTCACACCAAGCCAAGCCAATAGATCAAAAATCTATGTGCATGACACAAGCCCACCAACAAGTGTATATACATATTTAGATGTGGCTCATGTTGGTGCACCTGATAATCGAGTAGGTCAGATTGGGTATGATGGTCAGCAGTATATTGTCAGCAGTCGCTTGATTGAGAATGGTCGGTACTCGCATTGGAGTGGTAGTGAGCATCGCAGTAAACGCTCTAAGCATATGAAGAACATTATCAAGGAAGCGGTGAAGTTCTTATTGCCCGTTGGGTTTGATGAGGTATGGAACGACTCAGTAAATAAGTTTGAGCAGTCGTTACGGAACAAGACAACACAGTTACGCAGTTCAGTAAATAACAAGATGCGTATTGACCCTACCGCAATATTTAAAGAGTTCTTGCATATGTATGCAACAGGGTATACACCTATTACAGATGAGTTTAAAGATGCACTAGCATTTGTAGTCGGCAAACAAGCAGAGATTGAGAAGTATGCTGACTATAAGCCAACGACCTATATGGTGTGGGTAAAAGGCAACACTATTCAGTATGGTACTAAGATAGATGATGCAGTAACAGTTGATAGCATAGACCAAGTACCCGAGGAAGTTCGTGGAAAGATGTTTGTGCTAGATGTATCGGAGCCTAATAACTTTATTGAAGATGTAGGAATGAAAGCAAGGGAGAAACTATATTGGGTGATAGCGTAGAAATAATGGGTAGGTATATCCGCAGACTAGGTTTAGCCATGCAAGAGAACAAGGTGATGATGGCTTGGAAAGATAACTCACCTGACTTAGTGATATGGTATTTACAAGATGTTTTACAAATGAAACAGGAGGAAATAGATTTAGATAACATATGGCGGGTCAAGGTTTACCCTGATGGATTGGTAGAAATAAATGACTTTACAATGCCAAGTAAGACGGGTAAACTTATGGATAAAATTTCGCAGGCGGATATACCCGATTGGATTCGAGATGCTCTAGCCGTACTACAAATTGTAGACGATGGCACAACAGTTGATGGGGTAGGTCGCAAAATAAGCGAACAAATTTATTATTTAGTAGAGAGGAAACATGGCAATCAAGCCCGAAGTGAAGGTCAAAAAGGCAGTTAAAGCCTTATTAACTAAACACCAAGCCTACCAGTTTACACCAGTTACGGGTGGTTTTGGTACATCGGGCGTGCCTGATATTGTGGCGTGTGTTAAGGGTCGATTCATAGGTATTGAAACAAAAGCGGGGAACAATAAGCCCACAGCATTACAAGAAAAGAACCTTACACAAATCATGGACTCAGGCGGGATTGCCGTACTTGTTAATGAGCATGGCATTAAAGATTTAGAGATGTTGTTGGAAGCGGGATTACCCGATGCGGGTGTCCTATTTGATTTACTAAAACAAGGAGAAGCAAAATGAGTTGGACAGAAATACAAGAAGTAGAAGTAGTTGATGGTGGTGTAACGATAGAGGGTATAGGTGCAACACTTACAATACCTGAGCCACCTAAACCTAAGAAAGCAAAAGCTAAGGCGGTATCATCTGACCCCGTCAATAGCCCAAGCCATTACAAAGTAGGTGGGATTGAAACGATTGACTTTATTGAAGCTAAGGACTTGGGGTACAACCTTGGGAATGTAGTGAAGTATGTTACTCGTGCCCACCATAAGGGTGAGTTGTTGCAAGACCTCAAGAAAGCCCAATGGTATCTCAATCGTGAAGTAAGTAAATTAGAGGAGAAGTAAAATGCCTGACATCAGAACGGAAGCAATTAAAATTATGCACTCATGGAACAAACCCGAGGAGAAGGTACTATCATCTTCTTCTGACCCACTCGGCAAGCAAATGTGGGAATGGCTCAAGCAACACCCAAATTCAACCATCAAACAAATCTGTGCGGCTTTTCCTACATACAAGGATTCAGCCGTAGCTACGGGTTTGAAGTCGTTAATTGATCGTGGCATCTTGGGTAGACGAGCAGTAGAAATCGCTAACTATGCTGGCATGGGTAGAAAAGAACACTTTATCTATCGTGTTATCTCACCTGAGTATAAGACGCAAAACAAGGGATATAGTGCCATTAAAAAGGCTAGTAAAGCTAAACAGCCTGTACAGCACAAGGTAGCGGTGGACAAGGTAGTTAGAGTCCTTGAAGAAATCCAAGTTAAGCCTAAAGTCTTTGACGCTAAAGCCTATGTGGACAAGCTGAACTTATACGAAGCAAAAGCGGTGTATGCCCTGTTGCGTGAAGTATTTGAAAGCCGTCTATGAGATTTATCGTCTCTGACGATATGGGGGAACTTAGGCGGTTCAACTGGTTAGATGAGGCTAAACGCTTCATTGGGAACAACCCTGACCTCAAGCTGACCAAACTGCCTAAGCCTGTGCAAGCCGACCCATATATAATGGCGCAACAATTATTAGGAGAAGCATTGATATGAACGAACAAGACCTGAGGGATTGTTTTGCTATGTTTAAGGCAATAACGGGGGCAAGTGCAGAGGAGTGCTATAAGTTTGCAGATGAAATGCTCGAAGCCCGTAAAGCAACCGAAGAACAAGGCATAGCCGCCGCTAAGCCCAAGAGAGTGAGGAAGTCATGAAAGAGTTTTTCTTGGCAGTAATAGGTACGGTAGTCATGGCGATGCTTGTACACCACACCACACCAGCTAAGGCTCAGTCCGCATATAACTGGGAAAATAGTCCGTACAACTGGAAGAACAGCGAGTACAACTACAACAACAGTGAATATAACTGGGCAAATTCCCCGTATAACTGGAAGAATAGCGAGTACAACTACAATAGCCGTAACGGTATTTATGACAACAACGGCAATCAGGTAGGGTATCAGACGACATCGCCTGAGGGTACTAAAAACTATTTTGACAGCAACGGGAATCGAGTTGGGTATGGAAGGTAAGAAAGAAAAAAAGACAGCGTTGGATGTGTACATGACGCACCAAGAAATATCAGAAGTGATGGGTATATCAAGGGCGGCTGTATCCGATATGGAAAAGAGAGCCTTGCGTAAGCTAAAGAAGATACTGCATAAGCACGGCTATACAGTTAATGATTTCTTTGGGAAAGACCGAGATGAATGAACCAATACCGTTTTTAGGCTGGCTAAGTGACATAGAAGATACAGAAGAAATGTTGCGTGAGCAGATTCACGCACAACAAGCAAGGATAGCTGAGTTAGAAAAGCTAGTACTTGAACTAACGAGGGATAGAGACTTTCAATGAAAAAATTATGTGTAGTTAACTTTTGGGAGGGTGCATTTGATGGAGACTTTTTTGATTACTTTTTCCGTACTGCTTTCGATGGCGTCATTTATACTCACAATCCACATGAGGCTGACCTCGTTGTTACCTCAGTATTTGGAAATGTCCATACCGACCCTGCAAAAACACTTGCCTTTATTGGGGAAAATATACGCCCTAACTTTGTTGCTTACGGTCATAGCCTTTCTTTTGATTATGATACCTATCACGGCAGGAATTTTCGCCTTCCTCTTTGGTATGCTCGTCTAGCATGGGATGGGTTTGAACAGAAGCCTCGGCATGATAATGCACACAACCATGGGTATGAACAACTGATACCGATTAAAAGCCTGATGCAACCACGCAAGCTGGACATCAAAGCTAAAGATAAGTTTTGTGCGTTGATTGCCAACAACCCCGAGGGCTTACGCATCAACCTGTACAACAGCATTTCAAAATACAAGCAAGTCGATGGGTACGGCAACATGTTTAGGAACCCTCTACGCAAGTCCAAGTTTGCCATACTACCTGAGTACAAGTTTTGCCTGTGCCCCGAGAACTCGCTTTACGATGGCTATATTACTGAGAAGCTAATCGACGCATATGCTGGGCTGACTGTGCCTTTATATAGCGGTGACTTTTCTGTGGATTCGGACTTTAATCCAAGGGCTTTCTTAAATTACCAAAACTGTAAAGACATGGCGCACTTTGTCAAATTAGTTGGTGATGTAGATGGTTCACTTGAGTTATACAAAACCGTATACGAACGACCCTTGTTGCTCGAAGAACCCAAGCTAGATGATGCGATTGCCTTTGTAAGGAGCATAGTGAAATGAACAATAAACCAGTAGCGTGGATTGATAAAGATACTTTGGATGCAACGCATATTATTAAAGCCATAGTGCGTAGAGAGCAAGATGAACAGCACACTATTCCACTCTTTACCCATCCAGTAAAAGAACTAACGGATGAGGAAATAATTGAGGTTATAGAGAAATCACCCATAGCGGAAGACATAGGAATGTATAGAACTGGCATTGAATTTGCTAAAGCAATACTAAGAAAGGCACAAGAGAAATGAACGCAAATGAACTGGCTGATGAATTGAAGTACTTCCATGAAACGCTTTGTGATACAGGCGCAATAAACGCAGTAATTAGCGGTTTAAAAGTAAAGCAAATTGAAACCATGCTACGCCAACAACAAGCCGAAATCGAGGCGTTGAAAAAGCAACTAGCCTTTATGGAAGGTGAGTACCCAGAGCCGACCATTATGGCAAAGATGATGGAGGTCGACCTAGTACGCCAACAACAAGCCGAAATCGAGGCGTTGAAAGCTGAATTAAGGCTTATTGATGAATTAGTTACAGGAAAGGCACAAGAGAAATGAGAGAAAAGTACGGAATACAACATAACGAAGGCGGGGTCATGGAGCTGACCACAATGATTGGATGTCCACTCATGTGCACCTTTTGCCCGCAAGACAACCTACGCACTAACTATGGTAAAGACACCAAGTACATGAGTCAGGTGGATTTAACTAAGATGCTCGTTAAGCTACCAAAAGATACTCGGATTGATTTCTCAGGTATGTCAGAGCCTTGGGCTAACCCTGAATGTACTATGATGCTTGAGATGGTTTTGTACCTAGGATTTAAGGTAGCTATCTATACGACGTTATACGGTATGAAAGAACCCGAGCGTGTACGTAAAGTGTTGGAAAGCCACCCCGACCAAGTAGAAGTAATCATGCTACATCTTCCTGATGCCAACGGGAATATGAAGGGCTGGAAGAATAGCGAAGAATGGCAACATGCGGCGGCAGTTATCTCACACACCAATGTACCTTGTGGGGTAGGTGCTATGACTATGGATAGGAACGGTATTGTGCACCCTGATCTACAACCCTTTGTGGGGCGATTAGCGGGATGGGTGGGTCATACTAGGGCAGATAGCCTCAACTTGGAGCAGATTGGCGGTCAAGCGATTAGCATTACACCCCATAATGATTTCAGCTTAACCTGTAAATCAACTCCTTTTTATGACCGTAATGTTCTTCTGCCAAATGGGGATGTCGTCTTATGCTGTATGGATTACAACCTCAAGCACGTGATTGGAAACCTGCTGAAACAGAACTATGAGCAGGTAATGAACGGTGAAAAGTTGGCTGAAATCATCAAGATGAATGAGGCTGACGGCTTTAACAAGTGCAGCATCTGTAAGTCTTGTGAAAATGTGAGGCAGATATGATTAAAAAAGTAATAAATACAGATTTTGGTGGCAAGACCCTTGACGAGCGTGTAAACGAATCTAGAGAACGGATGCTTGCAAATATTGGGTTTATAAAATCCCATATGCGGGATGACTTGGCATCAAAGATCATAGTCGGAATATGCGCTGGCGATTGGAAGTTTGATCTATCTAATGGCAAGACATGGGATGAAATGGCTTCTAAACGTGCTTATGAATTGGCTGATGCCATGATTAAGGAAAGAGAGATTACTAATGTCTGAACCAATAGCGTGGATGCACAAAACAATACCGAGCTGGACGAGCACTTTTATCCATCCTGAAACTGAACCTGATGAATGGCTACCACTTTATACCAACCAAGTAAGAGAATTAACAAATGAAGAAGTAGCAGATTTTACGCACCGCATGGTGTTATGTTGTCAAGTACATCCAAGTTCAGCCGATATTAACGTACTGGGTTTAGTGCAGATTGTTGAGGAGATTAGAAATAAATGAGAATCATGGTCATTACCCCGACTACTGGGAAAGAGTCAGTATTAAAGGCTATTGAAAGCGTTACAGATCAAACTATTGATACACCAGTAGAACACCTTATCGTATTCGATGGTACTAGGGCTGAAAGCGATTTCTTTATGCTTGAGGATGGTATGCACGGCTGCCCAACATTTATGACTTTGCCTGAGAACGTAGGCGGTAACGGTTGGTATGGACACCGAGTCTATGCCGCTATGCCACTAATGGTAAACGCTGATTACATTCTATTTTTGGATGAGGATAATTGGTTCGAACCAAATCATGTGGAAACCATGATAAACAAAATTAAATCAAAAGACCTGATGTGGTCTTATTCATTGAGGAGAATAGTTGATGAACGAGCACAATATGTTTGTGACGATGATTGCGAGTCACTCGGTCGGTACCCGACGTTTTACGATCATTTGCTTAACTTTGTTGATACTAACTGTTATTGCTTTAGGCGTGAGTATTTGGTCAGTATTGCTCATGCTTTCTACGGGCAGTGGGGTGCCGACAGGAACTTCTATAAGGCTGCCTCAACAAATCTGCCTGCCTTCGGATGCACAGGAGAGGCTACGGTTAATTACAGAGCACCCGAAAGATTACTTGGAATGTTTAGACAGGGCAATGAAGACATGAAAAAAGCATACGGCGAACTACCTTGGAGGAAAAAATGAAACCACATAAACACGCAGAACTAATTAAAGCATGGGCTGATGGTGCTGAAATTCAATACAGATACTATATGAATGAAGAAAATCCTGATTGGAATCTTGATAGGGAATACCGCATCAAGCCTGAACCAAAGCCTGATGTTGTTAGATATTTGAATCAACTACGACCATTATTTGAAGAAAAAAAGCATTGGGAAGAAAGTGATTATGAGATTACGAAGACTCGTATAAAACTAACTTTTGATGGCGAAACAGGCGAACTTAAATCAGCAGAGGTATTGAAATGATGGATGGACTATGGGAAAAAGCTAACGAGGTTAGCAAGCTGGGGTACAAGGTACATAGTGCCTCAGATATTGTAGAACTTGTGGCTGAGAAAATATCTAGTGATGCCGAGAGTGGCGCACTATGGGCGGCGGCAGACTTGCTAAAAGACCTGAGTGATAAGATAGAAAACTTAGCACTTGACATTATGCAGATAAACAAGGAACATGAAGAAGCACAAAACAAACTTATCAAAAAAGGAAAGAAAAAATGAGTTTTAAAAAAGACAAACGCCCCGAATTAAAGGTAGTACAACCACCACAAGTTAAGTTATTTGTAGCTACACCAATGTATGGTGGTATGTGCTCAGGCATGTATACATCAGGCATCATGCAATTAGTTGGTACATGTGGACAAAACGGCATACAGATGTACTACTCGTTTATGATGAACGAATCGTTAATTACTCGTGCCCGTAACAGTATGGCTTATGACTTCTTGGAGTCGGATGCTACGCACATGATGTTTATTGATGCTGACATTAGCTTTAACCCTAGCGACATACCCAAAATGGTAGCGGCTAATGTAGACATTATTTGTGGTCTATACCCCAAGAAAGAAATTAACTGGGTAGAAGTTGCTGAAGCCGTTAAGCGTGGCGTGCCCCCGCAAGACTTAGCCAAGCATACTGGTGCGTTTGTAGTAAACCTGCCTCATGGTACAGAAACAGCGCAAGGTAAAGTTGATGAGCCTATGGAGATTGCCAATGGTGGTACAGGGTTTATGCTAATTAAGCGTGAAGTATTTGAGAAGCTAGCCCCAACCGTACCAAGCTATACCAACGATATGTACCATGCAGTAGATACTGTACGTAAGATTAAGATTATCAAAGAGTTCTTTGCTACTAGTATTGATGAGGAAAGCAACCGCTTGTTATCTGAGGACTACCACTTCTGCAAGATTGCTCGTGAGGCGGGGTTCAAGGTATATGCTGCTCCTTGGGCTAGCTTTGGACATATGGGTAGCTATACATTTAGCGGGCAATTACCTAGGTCAGCATAATGCGTAAACCCTTTGAGCAAGAACTACACGACCTTTACGATGCACCAGCTAAGGAGGCGGTAGCCGCCTTCATAGAAAAGAAATGTGGTGTAACAGTTGAGCCTAACCCCGACAAGTACGGGGTAGATTTATTGGTAATAAAGGATGATAAGGTAGTTGGCAGTATCGAGGTAGAAGTACGCCAATGGCATCCATGCCCCTACCCAACCATTCATATTCCCGAAAGGAAGCGTAAGTTCTTCTCAGAGAACTCGCTGTTTTTTGCATTAACTAAGACGATGACTCACGCCTACTGGATACAGATGAAGGATATAGAACAGTATCCAGTAAAAGAAATAAGCAATTACAAAGTACGAGAGGGTGAGTTATTTTTCGATATACCAACGGAGAAATTTGTGTACGTGGAGTTATGATGAACAAAATATATGAATGGAACGAACCCATAAATCTATGGAGTGGTGCTCTTATACGGGACTACCTTATTTGGGTAAGAGAAGCCTACGGCATGAAGGAAGCTAAGAAGCTATTTAAGTACGCTAAGCAGTATCGTGCAATTAAAGACCTTAATGCTAGTGCGAAACAAGAAATGAACCAGTCAATCACAGATATGCTGGCGCACTCAATGATGCACACTAAAGAAGTTATGGCGGCTAACTTATTAAAGAACCATTTTGAGGATTACATAAATGAGCAGACAACCGAAAACAATACGGCAGAAAATAATTAAATACCCGCTAAAGAAGTGGCCTTCTAGAATCAGGGAGAAGTACTATAAGTGGGTCAAGGAAACCTATGGTGATGTGCCTAACCCTGAGAGTTATGTGGATGGGTATCGTGCATGGAAACAACTAGTGTGGAGTACGCAACCAATATATAGGGAACCGACCCAACTTATAACCTCTACTGGTATGGTAGCGATGGCGCAAAAGATACTAAACCAGTCAATTAAAGACGCATATGAAGATATTAACAATAGACTTTGAAACTTACTACGATAGGCAGTTTAGCTTGTCAAAAATTACAACCGAGGAGTACGTTCGCTCACCACAATTTGAAGTTATTGGTGTAGCAGTAAAGGAAAATGATGAGAAAACAACGTGGTTTACTGGAGACTATGCTGGAGTTAGCAGTTTTTTGGCTAATTATGACTGGGCTAATTCTGCTGTGCTTGCTCACAATGCTATGTTTGATGCCGCTATACTTACTTGGATATATGGGATTAAACCGAAAGCATGGCTGGATACCCTTAGCATGGCGAGAGCGCTTCATGGCTCAGAAGTGGGTAATAGTCTTGCGAAGCTGGTTCAACACTATGAACTAGGTCAGAAGGGTACAGAGGTAGTAGATGCCTTGGGTATGCGCCGAGAGTCATTTGGCAAAGCGCAACTCGATGCGTACGGTAGCTACTGTATCAATGACGTGGACTTGACCTATGCTTTGTTTGGCAAGCTAGCCCCGAGCTTCAACCTCTCTGAGCTTCAGCTCATATCCTTAACTATAAAGATGTTTTCAGAACCAGTACTAGAGCTGGATCGCAAAATGTTGTTGGAGCATCTTGAGGGTGTGAAGAAACGTAAAGCAGATTTGTTAGAACAGGCTGGTGTAGAAACCCGTGATGACCTCATGAGTAACCAAAAGTTTGCTGAGATGTTACGTAGCCTGGGCGTTGAACCACCTACCAAAATATCTTTGACTACGGGGAAAGAAACTCTGGCTCTGGCTAAGTCCGATGAGGAGTTCAAAGCATTGGCTGAGCATCCTGACGATAGAGTCCAAGCACTCGTGGCTGCACGTTTAGGTAACAAGTCAACCCTAGAGGAAACCCGTACAGAGCGTTTCTTAGGTATCGCTAGTCGTGGCAAGATGCCAGTACCCTTGCAGTATTACGCCGCACATACTGGGCGTTGGGGTGGTGCAGACAAACTAAACCTACAAAACTTACCAGCTAGGGGCGCTAATGCTGGCAAACTAAAGAACGCTATCCGTGCCCCTAAAGGCTATGTACTGATTGACTCAGACTCCTCACAGATTGAGGCTCGCATGCTGGCTTGGTTATCAGGTCAGGATGACTTAGTAGAAGCGTTTGCGAAAGGTGAAGATGTATACAAAATCATGGCGTCGGCTATATATGCAAAGGATGAATCAGAAATTACGAAAGAGGAAAGGTTCGTGGGCAAAACCACAATTCTTGGGGCTGGCTACGGCATGGGCGCTAAGAAATTCGGGGCGCAACTCAAGACTTTCGGGATGGAGATTGAGGAAGGGGAAGCCATTCGTATCATCAATGTATACCGACAAACATATCCGAGTATTACTGGGTTATGGACTCAAGGACGACATACAGTAGAAGCAATGGCTAAGAATCAGAACACACCATTCGGTAACGGGTGCGTTGAGGTTCATGGTGACTTAGGGATACTCCTACCTAATGGGTTGTATCAAAGATACCCAAACTTGCGTAAAATAAAATCTGCTGATGGCGACCAATATGTCTATGATTCTAGACGTGGTGCTGTTAAAATATACGGAGGGAAGTTGGTAGAGAACATTTGCCAAGCCCTTGCTCGGTGTATTATCGGCGAACAGATGTTAAGAATTGCTAAAAAGTATAGACCCGTCTTAACGGTTCATGATGCGGTGGCTTGTATTGCACCTGAGGAAGAAGTAGAAGAAGCCGTTGCATACGTTGAAGAATGTATGAAATGGACACCCGACTGGGCGGCTGGCTTACCAGTTAGCTGTGAGGCTGGGTATGGTAAAACTTATGGAGATTGCTAATGAATGTAGAACCTATTGGAGCAACCGTAAATGACTATGCGGACTTGCTTATTCGTGCTAGAAAAAATCTAAGAGAGTACGAGATTGCGATGAACGCTAGACGTTTTGCAGAAGCCCATGAGCATATGATGAACGCATTTGTAGATGTACGATTGTTAACTCACCTAACAAACGAGAGCCTATAATGACTGCATGGTCTTACAGTAGCATCACCCTATTCGATCAGTGCCCCAAAAAGTACTACCACCTACGGGTGGCTAAAGATATTAAAGAGCCTGAGTCTGATGCCATGAACTACGGTAAAGACCTGCATTTAGCGGCTGAAGAGCATATCAGGGACGGCAAACCTTTACCAGCTAAGTATGCGTTTATTCAAGAGATGCTGGATAAACTTAAAGCGTTGCCGGGCGAGAAGTTATGTGAAAACAAACTCGCAGTTAAACTTACAAAAGACGGTCGTTTGACCCCATGCGATTTCTTTGATAAAGACGTTTGGTATAGGGGGATTGCTGACTTAATTATCCTTGATCGTGAGAACCAAGAAGCCCGTATTATTGACTATAAGACAGGTAAATCTGCTAAATATGCTGATACTAAACAACTTAAACTACTAGCCGCAACGGTATTTACACACTACCCTGAGATTGCAATTATTAAGGCTGGTTTGCTATTCGTTGTTTCTAAAGAGTTTATTAAGGAAGAGTACTCAACCCACCATAGATTGGCTTATTTTGAGCACTTTAAACCGCTTGTAAATCAGTTAGAATCTAGTATAAGCAATAATGTTTGGAACCCGAAGCGTAACTTTACATGTCGCAAGTGGTGTCCAGTAACCACATGTCCACATAATGGAGCCGACTAATGCCGTACAAGAACAAAGCAGATCGTAAATACAAACAAGCCGCCGCATACGAAGACACACCTGAGCAAGTTAAGAACCGCATGGAGCGCAACAGAGCACGTGCCAAGCTAATGCGTGAGGGTAAGGTACACAAAGGCGACGGGAAGGATGTAGCCCACGTTAAAGCGGCTGATAAGGGTGGTAGTATCAAGGACGGAGTGCGGGTAGAAAGTGCTAGTAAGAACCGTTCATTTAAAAGAGATTCAAAGCGTAACTTGGTTGCTGAAACCAGCACTAGAGAGCGCAAGAAAAAGTAGTTTGTTGTACTGTTACGGGATAAGATATGAGTGCCTAAGTAACAAGGTCGCTATATTCCTTCAGAGTAAACCATATCAGTTAACCATATTGCTCCTTCACGGGAATATCCTCAGTAGGGGTTAACGGGCAGTCGGGAAAGACCGACACAAAATAACTAATGCTTGAAGCGGACACCGCTTTCAGGCTACTTTGCATCGGAGAGAGAAGTGGAGATCATCGAAAATAAAGCATTACTGCTTAAAGTAAACGACCCCGATAGGATAACTAACGTTATCCCTAAGTCTAAGCTAATGGCATCGCATGGGAACTATCACGAAGTTCTTGTGCATTGGGGCTTGGAGGAGGCGCAAGTTCTAAGAAACTTAAAAATTAAAAATGTACCATCCCCAATTAAAGGGCAATACGTTTGGCCTGGTCAGTATAAACCCTTTGACCATCAGCAAGAAACCGCCGCCTTTTTAACCATGCACAAACGTGCATTTGTATTTAATGAGCAAGGCACGGGCAAGACCGCTAGTGTGATATGGGCTATGGACTACTTAATGAAGCTGGGTATGGTTAAACGTGCCCTAGTTATCTGCCCTCTTTCTATTATGGACTCGGCATGGCGTGCAGACCTATTTACATTTGCCATCCACCGTACAGTTGATATTGCGTATGGTAGCCGAGAAAAACGTAAGAAGATTATTGATAGCGATGCCGAAGTAATTATTATCAACTACGATGGTATTGAGATTGTGGCTGATGAGATTGAAAAGGGTGGCTTTGACATGATTGTGATTGATGAAGCCAATGCTTACAAAAACCCTACGACTAATCGTTGGAAAGTTCTTAATTCGTTAATCAAACCACATACTTGGTTATGGATGATGACAGGTACTCCTGCGGCTCAGTCGCCAGTTGATGCGTACGGTATTGCTAAGCTAGTCAACCCATCGGGTGTACCTAAGTTCTACTCGCACTTTAGAGACATGGTGATGCAGAAGATTTCCATGTTTAAGTGGATACCTAAACCCAACTCGGAAGACATAGTACACAACGTCCTTCAACCAGCTATACGATACACAAAGGAGCAATGCTTGGACTTACCTGAGATAACCTACCAAACACGAGAAGTACCACTTACAGCACAGCAAGAGAAGTATTACGAAAGACTACGTAACGATATGCTAGTACGTGCGGCTGGTGAGGAGATTACTACCATCAATGCGGCGGCTAACTTAAACAAGCTATTGCAGTTGTCTTGTGGCGCAGTTTATTCTGATACGGGTGAGGTTATCCAGTTCGATGCCAGCAACCGCTTGCGGGTACTAAAAGAAGCTATTGACGAGTCTAGCCATAAAGTACTAGTGTTTGTACCGTTTAAGCATGCCATTGACATTATCTATGAGAGCCTTACCAAAGATGGGTATACGGCAGACATCATAAGTGGCGAAGTTTCTGTAAACAAACGTACAGAAATATTTAAGAAGTTCCAAGAAACACCTAACCCTCGTGTGCTGATTATCCAGCCACAGGCGGCTAGCCATGGCGTTACCCTTCATGCGGCAAATACGATTATATGGTGGGGTCCCATAACGTCATATGAAACTTACGCACAGGCTAATGCACGGGTACACCGAAGTGGGCAAAAGAACCCATGTACTGTAATTAGGTTGCGTGGAAGCAACGTTGAGAAACGCTTATATGAGGCACTCCAAAACAAACAAGATGTCCAACACAATATTATGGCGTTATACGGGGAACTACTTAGTTGACATTGTTAAGTGTTGGTGTACAATAGAAAGAAACAGCAGTAAAAAAGGAGAAGCAAATGGAAGTTAAATTAGATACAAACCTTGGATACGGTAGTGAGTTGCTATGCCCAAATTGTGGATGTAACAACCTACACCAAGTAGCCGTCGACGTTTATTTTAGGCGTGAAGATGCAACACATAGCATGCACACATACGTAGACATTAGCAATACTACTACTGATATGGAAACGGGGGATAATCCTAGCCTTAGACGTAGTGGGCTATATATTACGTTTGAGTGTGAGCAATGCCCAGTAGAGTCAAAGCTAAACATTTTGCAACATAAAGGTACTACTTACCTACAATGGAGCGAACATGAGTGAGCAATTACAGGCAGATCGTCTCGTGCAAGCCTACGTAAAGATGCGGGACAAACGTGCAGAATTATCGGCTGCGTTTGAAGCTGAGGACAACAAAATCTCGGCTCAGATGGAATTGGTCGAAGCAGAATTACTCAAGATATGCAAGTCAATCGGTGCGGATAGCGTTCGTACTCCGTTTGGTAATGTGTATCGAACAGTAAGAACAAGGTATGAAACTTCAGATTGGGAGCATATGTATAAGTTCATTACAGAACACAACATACCGCAGGTTTTAGAACGTCGTATAAGTACAACCAATATGAAACAGTTTCTTGATGAACACCCTGAGTTAATGCCAGTTGGTATGAATGTAAATAATAAATATACAGTTACAGTAAGGAGGAAGTAAACATGGAAGATATTCCATTGACAGTCGATGAGGTTTCAAAGATACTGCGAGTCTCTCGTCAAACAATTTATGTATTATGCAGAGAAGGCAAACTACCGCATTTCAAAGTAGGTACTAAATTGCGTTTTAAGAAGTCTGATATTGTTGCATTGACAAATACAAATAAAGGAGAAGTAAATGTCTAACGAGTTAAGTTTATTAAACGGTAATCTGCCAGCACACTTACGTGGTCAGATTGATGAAACAACAAAAGCCTTGATGGGTACAGGCGGTGGCTCAGGTGCTCCTGTCAAGCGTATCTCAATCAAAGGTTCAGTTTTCCGTATGGTTGTGGATGGTAAAGAAGTTGCTAAGAACGAAGAGCGTTCTATGAATGTCATCATCGTTGGTGCGGCTCAGTACAATTCACGTACTTTCTACGAGGGTGTATTCCAAGAGGGTCAAACCGTTGGTGCACCAGCATGCTTTTCTGATAATGGCATTACTCCAAACAGCCGTAGCACAGCACCACAATCTGCTACTTGCAAAGACTGCCCACAAAACGTGGATGGTTCTCATTCAAGCGGTCGTGGTCGTGCATGCCGCTTTAGCCGTCGTTTGGCTGTATTGCTTGAGAATGACCAAAAGGGTGATGTATTCCAGTTGACTCTCCCAGCACAGTCTATCTTTGGTAAGCCAGTTGATGGCAAGATGCCACTTGAAGCGTACGTTCGCCTCTTGGGTACTAATGGTGTATCAGTAACTTCAGTAGTTACAGAAATGCGTTTTGACACGTCAAGCGCCACACCAAAACTTACTTTCAAGGCTGTCCGTTATCTCGAGGCTGATGAGTTTGCAAATGCTCAGGCTAAGGGTAAGACTCCCGAAGCTAAAGCCGCAATTGGTCTAGCGGCAGGCGAAGTAGATACTGGTGTTAAACTACCAGCCCCAGCAGTTGAAGCCGCCCCTGCACCAGCCCCTAAAGCTGAAGCTGCGGAACCAACTAAACGTGCTAAGAAGTCTGAAGCTGAAGCGCCTAAAGACATTAATGCAGTATTAGACGACTGGGCTTAAGAAAGGTGGGGGGTTCGCCCCCCGTTTAAAATGACTGGATACTCTTCAAAATTTGTACGGCTAGTTAATAAAGCCGGAGATGCACCGGGTGTACTGCTCGGCAAAAGATGTATTGAACTGGATATATCAGTTATTGAAGTTGCAAACTACTTTGGTGTATCACGCACAGCAGTATATGCGTGGTTTACTGGCAAGAGCCAGCCCAAGAAAGTGCATGAAGTAAAGATTTACAAGTTTTTAAAGAAGGCGTAAGCCAACTGGAGGGCTAGGTGCCACTAGCCTAACAGGATTATTGTCGGCGCAATTAGAGGATACAAATGACCTCATGGAGTTCTTTTCTCTCTACGGTTCTACCTGATGAAGGGTACTACTGCATAGCGAGTTATAAAAAGGGAACCAAGCCGCTTACGGATTTTGCCGATACAGTCGAAGGAACACAGGCACTTATACAAAAACTATTAGACAAGAAAAGAGACGTCTATTTTGGTTGCGCTAAGTTCGTCGACAACGAAAGCAGAGAAGCAAGTAATGCGGGTTGGGTAAAAGCCTACTGGCTAGATTTAGATTGTGGTGCTGAAAAATTTGAAAAGAAGAAAGGCTACCTTACACAACAAGATGCACTCGTAGATTTACAACGTTTTTGCAAAGAATTAGGTTTACCAAAACCACATCTCGTTAACTCAGGTAACGGCATCCACGCATACTGGGTGCTAAGCGAAGCTATTGAGGCTGACGAATGGAAGCTAACTGCGGAGTTATGGAAGCGCCAGCTAATTAAGCATGGGGTCATTGTTGACCACTCTCGTACTACGGACTTAGCTAGTGTATTGCGTGTACCTGATACGTTTAACTTTAAGGTTGACCCACCGATTGACGTTAAGTGGCTAACTGCGGATAAGCCGATACAGCCTATTTCATACTTTGCGTTCAAGATGCTGGTATCCAAAGACTTGAATGTAGGTGAGTTAGATTTAACTAAGCCTCCTCGCCGTCCAATGGATGAAACTACCCGTGCATTGATGGGTAACTATATGTCTAACTTTTCAGAAATTATGAAAAGCGGCAAGTGTGCTCAGCTTACTTATGCGTACAAAAACCAAGCCACCATAGGGTACGATTTATGGCGTGGTGCGCTCTCAGTTGCTCAGCGTTGTGAGGACAGGGATACGGCTATTCATAAGTTGTCTGAGAAGCACCCTAACTACTCATGGGCAGATACAGAGGGTAAGGCTAACGATACAGGTGGTCCACAATTCTGCACTACCTTTGAGAACAATAACCCAGGCGGATGCGATGGTTGCCCAAGCAAGGGCACAATTAGTTCCCCTATCCAGCTAAGCCGCTATGTAGCCAAGGCTACCGAGGAAGATAACATAGTAACAATGCCTAGCTTTGAACTAGGGGGCGAAGTAACCTACACCATACCTCAGTTGCCGTTTCCATATTTCCGTGGAAAAAACGGGGGTATATACCGTCAAGGCTTTACTAAGGACGAGGGTGAAGGCGAAGAAGTTATTGTTGAAAAAGACAAGCTAATCTACAAGCACGACTTCTATGTGGTTAAGCGCATGCTAGACCCTGAGTTGGGCGAAATGATTTGGATGCGTCTGCACTTACCTAATGATGGTGTACGAGAGTTTGCTTGTGCCGCAACAGAACTGATGGCGTTTGATACGTTTAAAAGTGTTGTGTCCAAGCGTGGCGTTATCGGCACCGCTAATGAAATGAAGGCAATTATGAACTATGTAACAGCGTTTGCACAAGAGTTACTAGACCGAAATGCCGCAGAACAGATGCGTGTACAGTTCGGCTGGTGTGATGACGATACTAAATTTATCGTAGGCGACAAGGAAATCTCGATTGATGGTACGAACTATTCACCACCATCTAGCACGACTATGCCATTTGTCCACCTATTCAAGCCAAAAGGTACCCTAGAGGAGCATAAGCGGGTAACTGATGTCTATGCTAGACCGGGGCAAGAAGCACGTGCCTTCCTCTTTTTTGCTGGCTTGGGAGCACCTTTGCTGAAGTTCACTAAGCAAAAGGGCTTGATTTATTCCATTACGGAAAACGAATCGGGTACTGGTAAGACAACTATTCAAAAGGTCATCAATAGTATTTGGGGTCAGCCGGACGACTTGATGCTGATTAAGGATGACACGATTAAGTCTCAGTTCCATCAAATGGGTGTATTTAACAACTTGCCTATCTGCGTGGATGAGGTAACAGATATGACCAATGAGACAGTTAGTAAGATTGCATATGGCATCTCACAAGGGCGTTCTAATAATCGTATGGAAGCAAGTTCTAACAAGATGCGATTGAATAACAGCCGTTGGTCGTTGCCAGCTTTCCTATCAGGTAACTCCAGTATGCACGACAAGATCGCTGCTTTAAAGGCTACACCTGAGTCAGAACAGCTACGTATTGTTGAGGTAGAAATCGCACAGGATAAAGAACTTTCTAAAGAGTTTACCGATGAGATTTTCAATAACGTGATGCTTGAGAACTATGGGCATATTGGCACCGCTATGATGTCTTATATTGTGCCTAACTTGCCTGAGGTTAAAGAACTGCTTAAGAAGACCCAGCTTCAGTTTGATGGTGAAGCACAGCTACAACAAAAGCAACGGTTCTATTCTGCTGGTGCAGCTACGGCATTTACTGCGGCAATCATCGCTAAGAAACTTGGCTTGCATAACATTCCTATTGATACCGTATGGGACTGGGCTGTTAAATACTTTAGCGACTTGCGTGAGTCTGTCAAACCAGCTAGCCGTGATCCATTGGGGGCACTGGGTGCGTTCTTAAATGCCCATAACCGCAACCTCTTGGTAGTGGACAACATTAGCGACAAACGTACTGGGCTGTCTCATGCACCGATTGTTGAACCTTATGGTCAGCTTATGACTCGCTATGAGCCTGATACAAACCTAGTTTATATTGCCGTTCAGCCATTACGTGAATGGTGCACTAAGATGCAGATTTCTTATACTGGCTTGATTAACGGCTTGAAGAAGCTGGAAGCTGGCGGCACCATTATTAAGAAGGCTATGGCTAAAGGCAGTCCGTTAAACACACCACCAGTTAATGCAGTGCAGATTCTTAACTCTAAACTGCGCCTGATGGATGACATGACACCGCAGGATGCCGATTCTTAACGAAGGGGTCCCGGTCATCATTGAATGGCACAAGATGGTGCTGGGATCCTCTTTTTTTATTCCATGCCTCGATACCCGCAACCTAGCTAAAGAAATTTTAATAGCAGCTAGGCAAAGGAAGATAAGGCTAGTGTATAAAGAAAAAGTTGAGAACGCAAAAATCGGTTTAAGATTCTGGCGTGTTAAATAAACATGATGTATATTGAGGTCTGCAAACTCTGGTTTGCTTCTCCCTCTCCTCGAAAAGATTCGAGTTCAAGCCCCCCTCCCCGGGGGCTTTTTTTATAGCTTTGCGTTCTTACGCATCCGGTATGTAGGCTCTACTAGGCGTTCACGTATTTGGTTTAGTTCTTTAATACGGACAGCTTTTTCTGCGCCAGTCATACCGTATGGGTTATCTTCAGTTCTGTTAGGTAAGTTCAGTACACGGTTTTCTTCACGCTTAAGTTTTTCTAGTGCGTTGCTAATGTCTTTAATACCTTCATACTGGTTAGATAAAGTCCTACGTTCTGGAGTATTGATGTACTCTCTAGCTTCTTTACTATTGTATTTAGCACGATCACGATAGCTATCCACTACCTTGTTTACGTCACGTGCCACTTCATAGAAGTCAGACAACACAGCAGTATTTTCTTCTTTGCCTAGCATTACACCAATGTTTGGTGTACGGGATAGCGTTTCACGCCAAGACTTTTCAGCACGAGGAACACCACGCATCTCTGCAATAATGGTATCAGTAGCCATACCCACAATAGTAGCAACAGAACCCGTATAACCCCGCAACAAATGCTCAAGGTTAACTGGGGCAACGTTGATTGCTTTACCTAAAACCTTAGCCCACTCCGCAGTAGACTTGGTGTACTGCTGGTCAGCCTCTAACTTTTTCATTGTTGGGTTAATGATGTTACGGTTTTGGAACATATCGTAGTTCATCATTACTTCTGCCGTTGGGCGAATAAACTGTGGTACACCTTCAGATGGAGGAGCCAGTGAACCCTTGACCGCTTTAGAAATAGCGTTCTTTAGGTGGGCAGAATCTACGTACCCTTTGTCCATAATAAGGTTGTATGTGTACTCACCAGCAATTTTAGGTAGCGCAAATAAATCCATACGGATTGGGATGCCCATGCCAGTACCTGGAATCATCCAAAGGCGGTCACGTACTTCCTTATTCTTTTTATCATAATCCTCATCGTCGCCCATCATGGCTGCGTATAAGAAACTTACTGCGCCTATTTTTGCAGACGTTGATGCAAGTGTTTTTAAACCAGCCATACGCTCTTGAGGGACGATACCTTTACCGCTAGCGGTTCTAAGCGTAACAGAAAGAACTTGATTCCACGCATTAAAGAACGGGATAATTTGGCTAGCATATTGCACACCTTCCATACCACTTACACGACGGAAGTTTACGATTTCGGTTGCACGTTCAGTAGCTTCTACGTCGCTTTGCCCCTCTTTACGGGCTTGGTTATACACACCTTGACGTACTACGTTATCTGCTAAAGAAGCAAACTTATCTAACGCACGGGCAGTTCTTTTTAATCTGCCGGGCTTTTCAAAACCAAGGCGCTCACCAATAGCATCGGCTTCATTTAACGCTGCATAATCATGGGTTTCTAAAATACCCTTACGGATAAGCAGTTCACGAGTTGCGCTAGTGTCTTTGTATGTACGATATATCTCTTTACCAATTTCACCTAAAGTACGGAATGGGTGTTTTAGTCCTGAGGTAAACATAACCGCATACGCATCCATGAATACCTGACCAATAGGGAAGGTTGGAAAGCGGGTTACAGAATGGCGTAATACATTAGAAGCACCTCTTAATGCCCCAATACTAGGGAAAACCATAGGTGCCATGTGAGAGAAAGCCTGTGCAACTAATGGGTCTGATACGTTATAAAAACGTTGTACGCCATCACGATAAATACCAAACGTGTTGCTGTCAGCGCCTTTTCCTTCTTTTACTTCTTCTGGAAGCACTGCCGCATATTGGTCAATCATTACCTGTTGTTGTTTGTTACTAATCGAACTAGCAATCGCCCACTGCATCCACTTGTGCATATTACCGATAGGGCTAGTTACTTCCAACTCACTACCTTCCATGTGGGCACGTAATGGGGTCATAGACTCTTTAAGTCCACGATTAATAATGACATCAGTGCTAGCCTTTTTTTCTTCTTTTAAGTCACGGAAGAACGGTACATACGCAGCCTCATCCATCCACTGCTGGGCTTTTTCCTCGGTCAACATACCGCTATCGACCATCATCTTGAGGGTGCGACCACGCATCGTATTCCAAACTTTAGTACCCAGTTGGATTTCCGGATGGCGGTTGTACAAGTCCATACCTTCTTTAACCTGAGCACGGGTCTTGTGGCGAACCTTACCTTCTAGTTCTTCGATACGTTTGTTTAACTTGTCTAGCAACGCATTTTTAGTATCAAGTTCTTTTTGCTCATCCTTGGTACGCTTACGATTGCGTCTTAAAGCATCAATTTTTTTCTCAGCAAGTGTTGCTTCTGTTTTTGCTTTGGTTAGGTCGTCGTAGAAACTATTTAAGCGATTGGCTTCATATGCAGCGTCCATCATCTGCATAGCGGTAACTTCGTCTACATTTAATCTTTCGGCTAATTTACCAATAATACCTTCAAATACACGCATGTTTACTTCATCAGGAACGGCTTCCCAACGATTAGTAACTTCATCATATTTGTAACCACCCAACTCCATAATTTGGTTGGCTAGGTTAGAACGGTGCAATGCCTGAGAGGTACTGATGCGAAGCATAGCTTGCTTGACCTGATCCATAGTCAGATCACCCTGCGCCTTTAACTGCATGAAGTGCTTGTATATGCGATCACTAAAGGCTTTATCAAATGAAAAGTACACTTGACCTTTAGTAAACAATGCCTCTATACGATTGGCACCACGCTCTCTAGCTTTTTTAAATTCCTCAGTCTTCTTTGAGAACCAGTTTGTGCTTGGGCGTTTTTGGCGCTGACCAAAACCTTCAATGCTTTTCTTATCCTCTTCCGTTAAGCGTGAGGTATCAATTGCGGGTTTAGTCTTTAGTGGAGCAGTCCCAGCATTTCGTACTCCCTTTTCTCCAGCATCAAGTCCTCCAGTAGTTCCGACAGGGCTGACCACTCCTCCAGGGACAGATGTTTGAGTTGCGGCGGGGGCAACGCTTGAAACGCTAGGCACTCGAACGCTAGGCTCACTTCCTCCGGCGACAGCTCCAGAAACGTCTCCTCGTGGTACATTTTGTGTCTCCTTAGAAATAGAGTCAATAAAATTACCAACTCTTGTTGCCATTTCAGAACTAATTTTACCCTGAGAATACTTAGTTAGTGCATCTATAACTTGTTGTTTTTCCGTAGGGTCAGACAGTTTTTTACCTAAAATGGCTTCACGTAATTTTTTATTCCCCTTGCCGATTTTCATCGTTTTGAAATCGTCTTCGGTTATTTCGTTTGCTACGTTTAGTTCAGGTTCAGCAACAGCTTCTTCGGTAGGTAGTTCTTTAGCTGCTTTTTTACCTTCAGCTAATAGTTCTTTCTGACGTGCATCAATCTGAATACCTTGTTCTTCAATGGCATTTAGCTGCTGTGTAATAGGCAACTTGTCATCGAGTTTAGGTGTAGCATCTCGTTGCTCTGTAAGCTGCTGTTTAATCTGAATTAATGCTAATTTCTTTTGCTCTAGTGCATCGTACTCTTGCTTGAATGTATCAAGCGTTGCCCCAGGTCCCTGCTGGACATCCAGTTCTAACTTAGAAATCTGGTCACGAATAGCAAGGGCTTCATCACGATTAGTAGTTTGGCTTAGCTTTTGTTTTAAATCAGCAATTTGCGCTAAGGCTTTATCACTAGCTTCTTGCTTGGCTTGTACTGCTGCATCAGCAACTGGCTTTGTTACGGTTTTGCCTTCAGCCGTAGTACCTACTTTTTCACTAGGAGTAATTTGGTACGGGGCTTCTTCTTGTGTAAACAAGTCTCCCTGTCCAGTTAGAGGTGTGCCGGCAGTTGTTGTTTCTTCTTGTGGGGTCTGAGCAGCTTGAGCTGCAGCTTCTCTTTTAGCCAATACGTCTTTGTCAATAATTTGACCAGTCTCATCTACGGCTACGCTACCCGGGGCTTTAGTTTCTTCTGCAGGAGCCTCGGTTTTAGTCTTAGGTCTATTTATGTATTCTTTACCTGCCTGTACACCACCACCCAAGCCAGTACCTACAATTGCACCTTCAAGCATGCTTTGTGCAAGTTCGTTAGTGTCCACGCCCTTCTTAGTACCAGCAGTACCACCAAGATAGCCAACACCCTCTTCTATTGCTTCGGTGCCAGACTGGATGCCCATTTCTTTAGCAACACGACCAGTAACTGTTTTACCTGTTACCCCTTTGCCTTTTAACAACCCTTTGGTAGCAAACTTCTCTAGACTAGCTTCAAGTACGGCTGCACCAGCAGCAGCTGCAACGTCGCTAACAGTAACATCTTCTAGTTTTTTATCGTCGTTCTTAATACGGTCATTAAGAATCTCGTTGGTACGTGCAGCAACATAAGCAGGCATCGCCACAACTGCAGCTGCCATATCTGGGCTAGAAGAAATAACACGCTCAGCAATAAAAGGCACTACCTTCAACGGGTTACTACTTAGTTCGTTTAGCTTCGTAGAAGGTTCATAACCAATATCTTTACCCCAATTTTTAAGAGAGTCTGCCCAGCCAAACAGCGGTTCTAGCTGGCGGTTTTCTTTAATTTGCTCAGGAGTTAAGCCTGATAATGGGATTGCGCTTTCGAGTGTGTCACCAGCTTTTTCTGCAACACGAGCAATACCTTCTATGCCCTCACCAAGAATAGAAGCACCACGAGCAGCCAAGCCTTTAAATGGGTTAGATGTTTTTGCTTCGGGTGCGGCTTGCTGTGGCATATTTGCCTGTGCAGCGGCGGCAGCATATGCTTGAACATCTGTTAGTTCAGTAGGTGATTCTACCTGGTATTTACCCTGCCCGGGTATCTCAATCTCATAAAGAGGCATATTAGCCTACCTTTTTAACTACTACGCCTTTAGGAAGATCTAGTGTACCACCAGTGGGTGCAGCCGTACCAGTAGAGCCTTTCTTAGGTCTGCCAGCCATAGACTCTTCGTCAATCTGACGTTTAGCTGTGTTGTAGGCATCGAGTACTTGTTGCTCAGTAGGGGCAACAGCGTTACCAATAATAAGTTTAGCTCTTGCAGTAATAGCATCGTTGTACTTTTTCTCATCCCCTTGTTGCTTTAAAAGGGCACGATCGGCTGCTTTTTCTTTAGCAATAAGTTCGTTGCTTCTTGCACGCTCTGCGGTAGCTGCTTCACTAGTCGCACCAGTAATTGCATAGTGCATAAGGTTTTGACGATCAGTGCTATTAAGTTTAGCAAGGTCAATCTCACCAGAACGCAAACCTTTGAGCATATCAGCGTAGTCTTTTTCGCCCTTAGCATAAGTACCAAGACCTTCTTGTAAACCTTCACCAAAGCCAACAAATGGATTAGGGCTTGTGCTTGTCATAGTTTTAGCGCCACCCATCATTAAAGAGCGCCAGAAGTTTTGGTTTTGAGCGTCTTTAGCTTGCTCACGTTGAGCAGCAATCTCTTCGCTAATCATGCGTTGTTCTTCAGTAGGCTTGCCGTAGCCCATTTCTTCTAGACCAGTAATGTATTTTTGTACGTTTTCAAAACCACCAATATCAGGGTCTTTAACCTTTTTACCAGTAGAGAACGCAACAATACCACCACCAGCCATGGTAGCCATGCCATCCATATTAGGGGCAGGTGCAGAAGCTAAACCCATAGAGGCTTCTGCTTTTTTAGCAGCTACTTTTTCAGCTAAGATGCGTGTGGCTTTTTCACGGATCTCTTGGCTTTGGCTAGTCTTAGCAATTTGTGCCAATCTAATTGTATCCATTGCTTCAAGATCGGATTCAACCGCACCACCTACATCATACTTTTTTACTTTAATCTGTCCACCCTTTTTCTTAAAGCCACCAGCAGCACCATAAGCGCCAATACCAGTTGCAGCAAGACCACCAAGCTGTGAAATAGCGCTTGGGTTTTGGTACATTTGGGTTGAAGTAGATTGCATAGGTAAACCACGCAGCATATTGGACATCATGCCCAACTGCATATATGGATACTGTTGTGCAGTAGCGTAGTCAGAAATAGCTTGATTAATCTTAGCTTGTTCCATCTGTTGCTGTTGTTGACCAAACTGGTTTTGTCCTTGTAGGATGCCCATTTGTTGACCATACTGAGTCTGACCTAATTGACCCAATGCAGTACCCGCATTAAGGGCTTGACCATAGCCTTGTAGACCAGTTTGCAAACCTTGTAATCCTAAGTTAGCACCATACTGTTGAGCTTGCTGCGCTGTATCAAATGCTCTTTGTGCGCCCTGTGCCTCGATACCTTGCAACTGAGACATCAAACCACGACCAGCTTCAGCTTGTTGCAAAGCCATACGATTACCGCCAAACGCACCTTGACCTACAGCCTGTGCTTGTAGTTTAGGCATAGCCATAGCATAGTCACGTAATGCTTGACCTTTTTGGTAGTTAACAACGTTCTGCATATAAGGCGACATATATGCTGCAACAGAATTAGGGTTGGTCGCCATGTTTGCATAGTTTTGTCCAGCCATAGCCGCTTGCGTGCCAAGACCAATAGAGCCAAGACCAGCCGCACCAGCCATCTGCGAACCTTCGCCAATTTGAGGAGCAACCTGCATATTAGCCATACCTTGGTACGACTGTTGTTGCATTGGGGAAGGGCCAGCAAAGTAATCATTTACGTTAGTGCTGTATGGTTGGTATGGTTTAAAACCAGAAATTTGTGTAGTGCCCTCTGTAGCAGGGCTAATCATGTTACCCATCTCATCATACGTAGCAGGTTTAGCACCAACTTGCTGAGTATTAAACAGTTGCGCCTGTGTAGCGCCAAGCATATTCTCGACGTAGGGCCGAGCGTATTCTGGGATATTCGAAGTTTCTGTCTTAGTGGATGAAGGACCACCACCGCCACCGCCGCCCATGCTCATAACTTATTCCTTAAAAAATCTTTGGTAAACAACGCTTTGCACGTCGTACCCATACTTACTAATATGCTTACCCCAGCCGGGGCGCCCAATAAATTCAATTCCTGCACAACCCAAGTCTTTAGCAAATTTTTCTGCCGTAGACTGCATTTTGTCTTCAATATACTGCATATGGTTATCTTCTATACAACAGTACTGTACTACTAACATTTTACACTGTGGATACTGTTTAGCCTCAGTAATTATATGTCCGTAAATCTTTTTGCTTTCGATGGAAAATACCACCCAAAGCTGCATTTGTCCAGTAAGAACAAAGCGTAATATGTCATCAACTTTAGTACGTCCTCTGTCCCATATCTCAGATTTTGCAAGGTATGGAAGTAGGCTTGGTATTGTTTCTGATACATTGCCTAGTGGTACTAAAGAAAGTTCTAAGTTCATTTAGGTAAGTGTTTAGCAGCTCTAGAATTTACCGCAAACTTGCCTTTACCCATGGACTTTTTACGGCTAGCCTGTACTTTGTCCATCATTTCGTATAGCTTTCTAGCGCCTGCATCGGTTGACCCATTCCCTAATTCAGACACAATACGGGCTGGCACTACAAACTCACCATCAGCAAGGCGGGCAGGTTGATGTTTACCAATCTGTGCAGGGATAGAATCAGATACGCCATCACCAGGACCTTTAAGTAAACGACCACCATCAGAGTAACTGCCTAAATGACCACCTTCAGCTAGGTTTAAATCCCCTAAATTCATAGTAGGTTTTAACCCTTTAGCAGTTTCCCCTGGCATTTGTGCATGGTACATAGCATTACCTAATCCTGCAACAGCGGCATCTTGAGGGTCCATTGCCTTTAATTTAGCCTCTGTAGTAAGGCTAGCTTTTTTCTTTTTAACTTGAGAGCCAGTAGCACCATTAAATCGAGTTGCAATCCCAGTATAGGTTTCGGTTCTTGGATCATACCCCGAGTTTACTACCTCAGCGCTTGTAGGCATTTGGGTAGGGGTAGCGAACTGAGTATGCTCCTGCTGTGCCTGTGGGTAAAACTGGTTTTGGTTAGCTTGACTCATAGCCTCAACAGCACCACCATCAGCATAATTACCATAGTTAGCGTGGTAGTAAGGGTTAGGACGAACAGGCGCAGAGCCTTGAAAATTACTAGCTAATCTCCAACGGTACGGACTATTTGGGTCATACTGCTCACCACTTGGGCCTTTGTTACCAGCTTGATTCATTAAAGATGTAGCTGCCATTAAGCCTGTACCACCAACAAGGACTTTTCCGGGTGTACTCATTTTGTCCCACCAGTTTTGACCTGCATTTGCAGGGGCAGGTGTATTAGTAGGTGGGTTAAGAACCTGACCGTTTGCATTTAATAGCTGGTTATTTGCGTTTACAGGTATATCACCCAATTCACCGGGCAAAACATTAGCTGGAGAGGTAGGAGGAGTAATTGCAGGGGCAGCAGGGACGGCAGGGGCTATACCATTAACAGGTGCTTCAATAGGAGCAGCTGCATCAAATGCACCCATACCACCAGCTAAAGCGCCACCAATACCGCCTGTAAGGGCACCTTGCCCAAAGTCTTTATTTTGTAATGCCGAAGTAGCGCCACCAATAAGAGCGCCAGCACCAGCGCCAGCTAAAATACCTGAAGCGGTTGTACCAAGACCTAATGCAGTACCTAACGCAGGAGCAGCAGCGCCCGCTGTAAGATATGTAGCTGCAGCGGCAGCAACCACAGGCAAGACCTGTTCTAAAAAGCCAGCTTCGGGTAAACCCGTATGTGGGTTAATTGTTAGTGAGCCACCATGCGCCATAGCAAGCTGTTGAAGCCCTTTCACCTCATCTTTAGTCATATGGACAAGTTCGGTATCGGGGCCACGTCCGTGGGCGGCTAGGTGTTTTGCTGCTTTATCTAGGCTCATAGGTGCCTCTTAATGTTAGATTTGTGAATTTTATCATGTTGTTAACGATGATACAAAGGCTATTGTGCCAATTGCAGATGGTATTGAAGGTCTAGAATATGGACTTGCTGAAGCAGGTAAGGCTTCAATCCAAATACCTGTAGCTGACCCATTGGCAGTAGCTCCCTGATCTGTTGCCCATACCAAAGAAATTACCTGACCAGCATTAATTCCAAAAGTAACCTGTGAATACCCGCAAAAATAACTTGGAACACCAGCGCTTTTTCTAGAAGTAACCGTAAATCTAGTGCCAGACTCTGTAACGTTTGTGCCGTCTATTTTTAACCAAACATCGGAATCGTGCGGAACGTTGTCATCATTAGCAAATTGCAAACTGTAGTCAATCTTATATACACCCGATATTTGGCAAGTAGCCGTACTATTGGCATTAAGGGTAAACCCTGATCCAGTAACTAATGTACTCCACAATACTGTGGTTGTAGTATTCGATGTGGCATATTGAGAGGTTGAATCATACGCAGAAATGTGTGGGAATTGAATATACTGACCACCATTGTTTCCACCTGTACTAGAACTAAAGTTATCTATTTCGTTAAAGTACAGACGTAATACGTTAGTAAACTGATCCTGATACTGCTGGCTATATTCAACTGGCGCAATTGGCAAGTTGGGGGCCTTTGATGGGCGCAGTTGTTGGGTGGTTACATTAGCTGTTGCCATTAACGTCTACCGTCATTCTTAATATCTAAGCGTGGAGTACCTAGCTGCCATGCAACCCCAAGACCATCTGAAGTAATTCTAAATGCCATCTGACGACCACGGATGCGTGTATATACCTGACCAGTAAATTCTTGTACTGTGTACTGTGGGGCATTAGTAAAATTATTTGAGCTTGTTACAGATGGGTTATCTGCGGTTTCATATGCCATACCACTGTTGTATCGTGGCTTTACAGTCATTGTTACAGTAGGCTGGTTTACGTTAGAACCATTAAAGTTTACGTCAGGCAATATTCTCCACACATAACCAAAGTTATGTCCATCACCGATGTCAAAGTCAGAAGATTGAACATAGGCAGTAATAGGTAAACTAGCTAAACCAGAGGCATCATCATTACCAACTTCGTGGTAGACCACACGTCCTAACGGATTTGCAACATCATCAACGCCGTTAATGAATGTACCCATAGGGTTCTGACGAATACCAGAATCTAACCATGCAGTGCGGTTTAATGTGCCGTAATACCATACACGGTCTAAGTAGTTATAAACCACATACTTATCAATCTGAGTGCTGTTGGTAGAGCAGTAGAACCACCAAACTTCGTTGTAGCCTTCGTTACCACCGCAGGTTACCTGCCAGGCTTGGTCTTTATTAATGTCGGCAAAAACATACTGGCGCAGAGCGCAAGGCAGCGTCTCAACACGACCAGAGTACATGTAGAACTTATCCGTACCCATCCAGTAGGTAACGTTGTTAATAGTAATTGCAGCATTAGGAGACATAATCGAGATGTTGTCCATCAAGATCTGGAAGCCCCAAACGTAGGGAGGTCCTAAGTATTGCTGTGAATAGATAGCGGAGTCAGTCCAAACCAGAATCTCCTGACGTGTTGCACGTGCGCACATAAGATAAGAACCGTTAGATAGGCGGAACTCACCAGCTTGATTAGTTACTTCAGGTACCCACTGGTATGGGTTTTCTTGGTCTGACCAACGAACGAGCATTGGGTCAAAAACCGTATTGGAGTCTGTAGGGTCATAACTGTTAGCACCGTAAGCAATAACAAAACGCTGGATAGCAGATGCCACAACCTGATTAGTTGTTTTAGGAACCCATACACCAGTACCAGCAGAAGCTACGTTTGCTAAATGAGATAGATACTCTGCACGATTACCAACACCGTTAGCAGCAACCCAATAGAAGATAGGACCACCACGAGGTGCAAGCACCAAATCCTGACCGTAGTTATCATTAGACCAGAGGCGTAATTGCTGCCCGACTCCTGCGCCTTCATATGCAGAACCCCATCCACCACGAGACCAAGGGCCAGCGCCCCAGCCAGTACCAAGAGAGTAAACAGGTAAACCAACAGGATACTCATATTGCACCGTTACGTTTGCTACGTTAGAAACCGAAGAAGTACAAAATACTACGTTAGACAGGTTATTGTCTGCGGTACTTGTTAGAAAAAAGTCTTTACCAGCGCTATACTTAAATACTTGATGCTCGCCATTAATAACAGTGTTGGCTACACCACCAACAGAAGTTACTGAACAGTTTGAAATAATAACAAAGTCTTTATCGTTAGCATCATTATTAGTGTCGTTCCATAGCATAAACGCACTGGCTACATTAGCACCAGAGTTATGGGAAGCTGCAGTAGTATTGGCATATCCACGGACACAGCTATTAGCTACGTTAGCCGACAATGTATTGTAAAAAATAACTTCCGACCCTATTTTAATTATTCCGTTTTGTGGTGGGAAATTGGCGTCGTTTGTAATAGTTAGTGTAGTAGCTGTAGCATTAATCGTCGCTGCAAGTGTAGTAAAACCAGTAGACAGCGCATTGGAATATGGGTCTGAGTTAACAATCGGAGTAACGTCGTTATAGACGCCGCCATTCTCAATGTAGTACTTTAGATTAGTTCCGATACCAAGTAAATTAGAGCCATTAAGAGTAGCCCAGTTCCACATAGAACGAGCAACCCCCAAAAAGTTAGCAGTGCTAAGACGCACCCAACCACCAATCTTCTCTGGAAACCCTGAACGGAATCGAATTTTATCCCCATCATAATAGCCACCTTCGTTACTGTAATCAGTACCTTCTCGGTTTAGTCCTGGGCGAAGTTGTAGTTTTTGTAATGGCATGGTTTACCCTAATACTTGTAGTGCCTTAGCAATCTTGGCTTTGCGGTCGTCTAAACCCAATAAACCGCCATTTATACGTTTTGTCATTGTCTCATAATCCCCTGCATCAGCCAAGGCGTTTAGTCCTTTTTTGTTCCAGAACCACCCCGCAGACATAGCAGCCAGATAAGGCTGAGCCAAAAGACCAGGTTGGTTAATAAGGTCAACGCCAATTGCTTTTCCACAGTTGTCATAGGATTCCTTGCCAGTTAGCTGTATCAGTCCTCTTCCATGGTACTTAGCACCCTCACCAGATTCCTCCGGTCCATTACCCATGCGACCACCATATACCTTGTTGGCTATCTTGATTGGGTCATGTGCGTACTTCATAGCGGTTGGTAAGTCTGGAAATCTAGAGGGCCAAACACGCATTAGGGCTTCTGGCTTGTAGTTGAGGTTTTCTTCAAGAGTCTTGAAATTATTAGATTCATGAGCACACTGACCAATAAACGCTGCTTGACGTTTAGGTGTATTAATGTCGTATTTGGCAAAAGTATCCTCCAACGGCTTTAGCCATTTAGGGTCTATACCCAGCGCTTGTAGTTGCTGCTCTGTCATTTAACACCCGCTTGTTGCAAGATCCAGTCCTGTAGTGCAATTACTTGGACTGTGGTTTCAGAACAGGATTCAGCAAGCCTATAGTAGGCGGGGCTTTCATTAGTTCCGACGGTGGGGTTGGAAATGCTGGGCACTGAACTGCCACTGGTGTTGCGCTGCAACCCGCTATAGTAATTACGAACAGCAGCCAGCTTAGCTTCATATTCATTTTTAATTCCTTTATTTACAAGGTCTGATTGCTTTTGGATACTATCATTCTTCGCTTCTTGTATTTTGGCTTGCGCAATGGTTTCGGCTTTAAATTCTATATATTGATTGTGCTGGTACTTCCCATACCCAAACCCTAGCAGGGCTAAGATAATAGAACCAATAGAAATCCAAGTAGAAATCGGCAACGGAAACATTAGACTAACCTTGGGCTAAATGCAAAAGTCGCTGGGTAGTCAGCAATAAACGGTGCATTGGTAGGATCGTTAATATATTGTGGATCAACTAAAGCACGGATATTCCAACCCAAGTTGAGGTACAGGGTTTTCCCGAACATTGGCTTAAACAGCACATATTGGAATAAGCCTTGACCTTTAACCAGCAAATGACCAGGATGGCTTTCATCACAATGCAGATCGCCAGAATAAGAAATACCGCTAGTTCCATGCAGATACTTCACAGCAAAACCATAGAATGGATTACGCCATAACCATTGAACCTTAGACCACCAGCTTGGGCTGTGCTTCTCTTGGAAGCCATGATCGCCGTCTAAGCTATTGTCTGGAGTCTGGAACCAAGATAGCCAGCTTTTTAAGCGTGGACCAACACCCCATTTACTGCCGTTATCAAGCCAGCCTTCTTTGTCTTCTTTAAAAAGCACAACAACAAATGCCAACGGAAATGTCAGCACCGTGCCAATCAGGTTTAAAACTACATAAAATGGGTAAAGAATAATATTCATTTTTCGTCCAAGGGTTTTACTGTATAGAATCTAAGAACAGCAACAATAATACCAATCCCAATATAACTAACGCCGTAAATACGAGGATCCACAATATCTTGGATGTAAGAAAAATTGTCATATATAACGCCTAACACCACCAAGATCAGTGCAAACCACATCGTTTTAGAACGACGCATCCTACGCATCATTACCAAGTAATCCCAATCACAGGAACGGAAGTAACGGCAATCGCCACGTGCTGTTCTGGGTTTTCTAAGCTAGCACCACAGTCCTCACATACACCAGCAGCAAGCTCAACTTCATTTACGTCTTTACTGCATTGTGGGCAATAGATTTCAATCTTATGAGCGCAGATGGTGTCTTGGCCTTCTACCTCAACGGCTTGATTTTCAATAATCATTAGCTACTCCATTGTGCTGTTGGCATTGCTGGGAATGTAGGATTAACTACGGGGTTAACCGCTAATGCACGAACTTGGCTGCGGTAAGCAATAAACTCAGCTTGATTCATTAAGTATGGGTTAGATTTGGCTGGGTCGGCTACATCAGGAATAGTTGTCCAGTCAGTCTTATATAAGAGTCCGCTAGCCTGTTGTTTGCAAGATTCCAATGGAGCCTGTTGAGCTTGGCGAGCCATTTCGTTATCACAGGCTTCTTCACTTGGCTGAGCAATATCTACTGAATACCAAGAAATGGTACTGTAATCCATAGGATCAGCAATACTCCAAGTTGCCCCCGGAGCCAACGCCAATAGTGCGGTTGAGTAGGTAGGTGTCATAGGATCTCCAATAATGTAAGCACAGCAGTTCCAGTACCATTAAAGAACGCATTACCACCAGAGTCTGCCCAAATATATGGTTGGTAGGTTTGTGTGCTGGTACTTGCTGGACTATCTAAATAGTTAAACGACATTGAGCTGTATAAGTTTTGACCCGGAGCGGAACACACGATATAAGTTGACCCAGCAAAAGTGGCAGCATTCCTATACATAGTTAAGAAAGCATTACCACCGTATCCATTGGTCTGCCATAACGGTGCGTACAACAGCACCAAGATTTTGCTTGAAATTGAAGTTGGTGTAATAGATGCGTAAAATCCTGTAGCTGCTGGGCTACCACCAGTATTGCTTGACTGAGTACCATTTTGTACTTGGACTGCTTGAATAATACGGCCTGTCACACCTAAATAGTTTGTAGCGCTGATTGTATTGGCAGTGACTCGGTTAACCGCAGTTACGTTTGCACCTGCTGTAATACTTCCAGATACAGCTAAATCACCATCTACGCTATTGCCAGATGGGGTTGCATTATAAAAGTCAGTACCGTCGCAATAAACTTGAGCATAAGAACCTGTACGGATAGCAGCGCCATTACCACCAGAAGTCTTGATTGTTACTGTATTTCCAGTAGTGTTTTTAATTAAATAGACTTTTTCAACGCCGGGAGCAATTAATTCTTGTGGGGCTGTTAACGTACCACCAAGCACCAAAACGGCGTTACGAGATTCATCGATAGCACCGTCATAGCTAGTCAGCGTATAGGTCGCATCGCCCATCGTAATGGTTTGCACGCCTGTAATTGCTTGTTCTATAAGGGAACCAAGGTTATTATTGGTTGTAATACCCCATGTGCCGGATTGTTCGCCCTGACCGATAAGCTCTAGTCGTAGCGTGGTTGAATATGTGGATGCCATTATTTGTCCTTTATGCTGCTATTAAATCCCAGTTTTCTACTGCATTATCATTAATTTGAGTCCAGCCATCGCTGCTATCGTCGTCAATATTGGTCCAGCCAGCATCTGGAACGTCTGGGATTTGACCCCAAACTAGTACTTGCCCAATTATACCTGTAGCTTGTACGCCTGTTAAGTACACATCTACACTACTTTGAACGCTTACAGTGCCTGCAATGCCAATACCTTGAACCCCAGTAACATTGACTGGAGTAATTAATTCGACCTCTGCCGTACCAAGCTGACCTACACCTACAACCCCAGTAACGTAAGCATTAGCACCAGAGGCGGTATCTACAGAGCCTAACTGACCAACGGCTTGAACACCAGTAACCTCTACTGCAGTGCCTTCGGCTACAGTGACTGAGCCAGTTTGACCTACTCCTTGAACCCCAGTGAGGTTGACATTTCCATCGCCTGTTACCGTTGCAGTGCCTAGACGGGTTACGCCTTGTACACCAGTTAAGTAGACATTGGCATTGGCTGCGGTTGTGACCGTACCTACCTGACCTACACCGACTACACCATCTAGGAATATGGATGGTTCGCCCTTAACTTCTACATAGCCTGTCTGACCATCGCCTTGAACGCCTGTCAGATAAACAGTAACGTCTGGCGTGAATACATCTACAGTGCCAACTAATCCGTTGCCTTGAACGCCTGTTAAATATACGGTAGCGCCAGCAGTGGTGGTTAAGCTGCCAACTTGACCTACGCCTACAACGCCCGTTAAATCTACGCTTGCGCCAGCAGTTGTGGATACGGAGCCAACCTGACCGACAGCCTCAACGCCTGTTACATAAACATCAGAAGCAGCCTGAGCATCTACCGTGCCAACAATACCGATACCGACAACACCATTGAGGTAGACATCTACATAAGATGTTACAGAAGCGGTACCTAACTGAGTGACGCCAACAACGCCTGTCAGTAATACTTGAGCATCAGCGGTAGTTTGAACTTGCCCTAACTGACCAACGGCCTCTACACCTGTCAAATAGACGGTGACTGGTACTGGTGTTATTCCACCCGTATCTGCAAAGGGAGCCGAAGCGAACGGGCTAAATCCGAACATGGCTACCTAGCGTTAGCGTACTTGAAAGGGTTCTCGGCAAAACAAATGTACACATATGTTCCGCCATTGGCATTCATGTTTGCTCCAGCGCTTCTTAATTTAAACCCATTACTCAATATATCCATATCGTTTCCTGTAGCCTCTGCTGCAGAATCATTTGGATATAAGTCTAAATTTGCAGCATTATATGGATTTCTTGCAGTGTCATAAATTACCCAATATGCTCCAGTATCAATCCTTCTTCTCATAACAAATTTAGGTCTAAATCCTGTATACACAAATGTGCCATCTGTAGAGCCGTTGCCCGTATAACTGCCAAAAGCAGAATAGCCAGCAATTGGAGTCCAGCAATAAGCTACATAAGTACCGCCATTAGCATTTACGTTATCTGAATTGCTAACGCCTTGAGTGCAAGTAAATGTTGTGCTATTAAAAGAACCAACGCCTCCAGAAGTAAAAGCAGTTACAGCGGCTTGCGGGTCTGTTAAATTGAGAATGACGTTATATCCAGATGTATAGCTGGAATGTGCTGTCTGCCAGTAACTTGTAGTATCTCTGCGTTTTACAATAATAAATCCCGGAGTTGCGCCAAGACCATGACCGACTGTGGCACCGTTTGTGCCGTTACCAGTATAAGTAACAATACTAAAGCCAGCGGTGGTATTTTTGCTGGTTGTCGAAGTAATTGTTCCGCTTGTATTTGAGGATGTTGTTCCTTGTCCAGCTTGCCATTGCCATCCTACGAATGTATATCCACTTCTGTTTCCGTTAGTACTAGTGCCAAGAGTAAATCCGTTTGAATTGATGGAAGTAACTTCTTGTGCGTCTGTGGCTTCTGCTGCCGTGCTATTAGTAATGAGAAATTTATCAATCCCACGCACTGTGTCAATAGGAAAATGGCCATCTGCGCCCGAACGAATCTTAGGCCATACTAAGTCTGGTTTAAATCCATATTGATTAGTGATTGTTTGAGCAGCGCCAGTACCTGTCCATAAGGACACATCCATTACTGTCCGACCATTAGGTATTGCGTATGTAGTTGGCATAGTCTTCTCTTACATATTGTAGGTGTTGAGCGGCAAGTAACCAGTCGGTGGAGTATAAGCAAATGGGCGTTGACCAAAGTTAGCAGATAAAGCATTGCTCTGCCAAGTCTTAACTAAGAAAGCCATCAATCCTGTTAGTCCAGTAAATGCTGGGTTAGACTCAGTTGTTGGATTGCCTGATAACACCCAAGTATTATTGATAGCAAAGTACAACTTACCATTTTTAACAGCAACACCAATAACCTGACCAGATGCTTCTGCCACTGTTGTATTTGATACATAGCCACCAGAGTTAGCAGTCCACCATGTATATCCACCGCCAGAACCACGAGCTACTAAATTGTAAGAACCAGCATTTAAAGTGCCAGTAGACAGGGCTGAATTATCCATAATGCCGATTACAGCATCATCTTGAAGCGAACCGTTTACAGTAAATTCTGCATAGAACCCTGTTGTTGTAGTTACATCAAAATAAATAGTGCTTCTTGTTTGAGCGTATACGCCAGACGAACTTGTAATGTTTAGGTTTCCAGCAGTTGGACCATAACCCAAAGCCTCTAGTGGATTTAAAACAGCGTAGTTTGCCACATTAGCGCTAGTCAATGTTGGTACATCAACCATTGAATCATAGGTAGCACCAGCAGTTAAGCTAATGTTTGTTGGCGTCCAGTTATTGCCGTTACCAGATGAATCGTATCCGAGTGCAGTTGTATTGGCTGTGTTACCAAAGTTCAGATGAAAACCATTATTTCCGTAGCTACCAGAATAAGCAACAGGCGCCCAAACTCCGTACTGATTGAATGTACCAAAAGCATATGGGCTTAATTGTTGGCCATCAATAGAGTAAAACTCAGCTAAATTTCCGTCAAAACTTCTAGTAGTGTCGTTAGAGTTTGTGCCGATATACTGAGCGTTACCGTTTGCGTTCCAGTTGTACGTAGTATTTTGGCTAGGAATATTTTGTGTTGACCAAGACGATACTTCAGTACCATTTACATAATAATGAATACGGTTGCTTCCAGTGGCTTGGGTTGTATCTACTGCAACAACAAAATGATACCAAGCTGCTGGATCACGAGTGACTTGAGAAGGGACGTAATAACCAGCACCTGTAGATAGCTGTAAAGGTACTTTTGAGTTTGAGTTAAAGTACATACCAAAACTTTGGTTATAGCAGTCAAGTAACCATGCTTCACCATTGCTTGTTGTTTTTAAGCTCATCTTTGCCCAAAAAGAAATTGTGAACTTTTGAGAGCTTGTTGGAAGTGTTGTTGGAGTGCGAGATAAATATGCGTTAGCAGATCCACGGAATCTCAATGAGTTATTAAAATTAACAAACGGTGTTAAGTATCCAGATGAAGTAAAAGTATGGACAACTGTGTTGCTTACAACGGTAACATTACCGCCAGCCATCATTGGAGTAGAGCCTGGGTAGGAAATATAAACAATACCAGATCCGCCATTACCGCCAAGTCTATCAACAGAATCGTATCCAGCACCGCCACCGCCACCGCCTAGGTTAGCAGTACCGTTTGTTCCAGTAACTGTGCCTGTGTAATTTCCACCTGCTCCGCCGCCACCTAAACCGCCAGCACCAGCAGACCCACCAGTGCCACCTGCTCCATTACCACCACCGCCGCCACCACCATAGTATGTAGCAGTTCCAGAGATTGAGTAAACGGCACCATTACCACCTTGGCCTCCAGTGCTTCCAGATCCAGCAAAACCAGCTTGTCCAGCACCGCCACCGCCACCTTCACCTAATGCAGATCCCGGATAAGCAGAATTACCAGCGCCGCCAGCATAACCTTGTCCTGCAGTTCCGGCTCCCGGATTACCTGCTCCAATAGAGCCAACAAACTCATAAGAAGCGCCACCGCCAGAGCCACCATTTCTACCATCCGCAGCCGCAGTTGTAGATGAGCTTCCTCCAGATCCGCCACCGCCACCACCAATAGCAGTTCCAGAAAAGAAGGTGCTGTTTGCTCCAGATGTAGCGTTTGCATTGCGATCGCTTGTTCCAGATCCGCCAGCTCCAACAGTAATTACATAAGTTGAATTAGAGTCAATCGTTACATTTGATCCAGACAATACTCCACCGCCACCGCCACCACCGCCTGAAACTGTTCCACCACCGCCACCACCGCCTACGATTAAGTAGTTAGCAGACAAAGCAGTCAAAGGAACAAGACTTCCTGATGTATAGAAAGTATGGATAGTATTTGAGCCGTCTGTGGAGATTACACCGCCACCGAATTGTTGTGCGCCAGCGTAAGAGATGATGACAATACCTGAACCACCTGAACTTCCAGCATATCCAGTAGAGCCAATACGAGCGCCACCGCCACCACCGCCACCTGTATTTGCAGCTCCAGGAATCCCGTATATATAAGTTGTACTAGCGCCATTACCACCGCCACCTAAACCGCCAGTACCGCCTGCAGAAGAGTCAGAGTCTAATGTGCCACCACCGCCACCGCCAGCATAGTAAGTTGCAGTTCCAGAAATTGTGGAAGATACACCATTACCACCATTCCCTGGAAGACCTGATCTAGGAACACCGTTAAAGCCAGCCTGTCCTGCACCGCCTCCACCGCTAGAAGTTGTATCTGTGCCACCAATACCACCACCAGCATAGCCTTGACCTGATGTACCAGCACCGCCATATCCTTGGTATCCACCACCACCACCTGAACCGCCAGCAGCACCTGTGTTAGCTGTATATCCTTTAGCACCACCACCGCCACCAATAGAGGTGATTGTTGATATAGAAGAATTTGAACCGTTTGTACCAATTGTGTTTGCCAAACCACCAGCACCGCCAGAGCCAACAATAACTGTATATGTTGTGCTTGGAGTCAATATTATTGTTGATTCCGCTGAATTACCGCCACCACTAGTTCCTGCAGAAGTTCTGTATCCGCCTGCGCCACCGCCACCACCTCCAGTAGATGAAGCACCAGCAGCGCCACCGCCTCCACCTCCACCCCCAACAACTAAAAAGTTAGCAGTTGTGCCGTTAATAACAGGACCAAGACTGTTAGATGTTGCAGGTGTGCTGTTACCAGCTACGTTGTAAGCTGTGACGTTACAAGTAATGTTTGCGCCATTCTCGGCTAGGGTCAGTGTAATGACGTTAGCAGTTGCATTAGAAATAGCGGTTGAGTTCGCTCTCCACTGGTAGTAGTAAGCAGAAGGTGAGCCAGACCATGTACCAGTAGTACAGGTTAAATTTTGTCCAACAATAGCAGAGCCAGAGATAACGGGCGCAACGGTGTTAACTGGGGTAGGAGTGACGTTAGCTGCAGACCATGAGTTATTAGCGTACACCTCAAAGATAGACAATGTGGTGTTGTAACGCATCATGCCGTTAACAGGCGTAGGACGCTGGGCGGTTGTACCGTTTGGTACCGTTATTGCAGTAGTGCCAGTAAAGTTGGCATTTTGATCTGTGCCGATAACAAGGGCGCTGACGTTACCAGTCTGAAGCTCTAAAACTCCAGAGGTATCAACTGATTCTACTAATCCAGACGTGGTGGCGTTAAGTTTTGTTGTCATGTAAATGCTACCCAGCCATTGTTGTAGCCCTCAAAACGGGCAGTATCTGTATTGTACCGAACCATACCGTTTACTGGAAGGCTTGGTCGCTGTGCAAATGTTCCTCTTGGTACAGTTACTGCACCTGTAGAATTAAATGTTACAACTAAAATTTCATTAATGACAACCGCATTTACTCCGCCAGTTTTGATAGCCAATATCTCTTCATTCCCACCATTTTTACTAATTACGGCAGGTACTGTAGATGTTCCAGCTTGGACGAGTATGCTGCTTGCGGTACTCATGCAGTATAAGAACCACTAGCGTTAAATGTCATAACCGTGTTGTTTCCTGTTGTGGTTATGGTTGGAGAACCTGTGGTTGTATTGGAAAAACGTGCAGTAGGTACAGATAAAATGACTATTCCAGAACCGCCATTTCCACCGTTGTAGTTTCCGCCACCAGACGTGCTTCCGCCACCCCCACCACCGCCAGTATTGGCTGTACCAGATTGACCATTATTTTGTCCAGAAGTTCCCTTTCCACCACCACCTAAACCGCCATTTGATTGAGAACTTCCACCGTTAACGTTATTACCACCACCGCCACCGCCAGCGTAGTAAGTTGCAGTACCAGATATAGAGCTAGAAACACCGTTACCACCGTTTCCAGCAACGCTACCATAAGAAGCATTAAATCCTACTTGTCCAGCTCCGCCACCGCCACCACCATACCAAGGGCTACTTGTTACACCGTTACCACCTGCATAACCTTGGCCAGCAGTTCCAGCGCCACCGCTACCATCGTAATAACCACCTCCACCCGATCCGCCCGGTGCTCCAGAATTTCCTGCAGCACTTGTATTACCGCCACCAACACAAGTTACTGTTGTAAATCCTGTGGTTGTTGAAGATATAACAGTGTTAGAACCGCTTGTACTTGGAACAAGAACAGCACCAGTACCGCCACCACCAATAGTAATTGTAAATACATCTCCCGGCAAAACTGTAACAGAAGAATTTGAAAGTAAACCACCAGCGCCAGCACCGCCAAATGAAGCTCCGCCACCACCAGCAACAGCCAAATACGCTAAGTTGTATTCAGCAACAATTGGACCAACTTGATTTGATGTTGCAGTCGCATTTCCAGCAATATTAATAGCAGTTACATTGCAACTGATGTTTGCGCCTACTTGTGAGCTTGTTAGAACAAAGGTATTAGCGGTTGCGTTAGCAACAATTGCTACAGAGTTTGCTAACCACTGATATGTATAGCTTGTTGGTGAATTTGACCATGTGCCGTTAGTAACTGATAAAGTTTGATTAATAGCAGTATTTCCGCTAACCACAGGTGCAACTGTATTTACAGGTGGTACAGAAAAATTAACTGCAGTCCATACGCCATTGGCATAGCCTTCAAAAACACCTATTGTGGTGTTATATCCAAACTGACCATTAACGGGCGAACTTGGTCTTCCTGCAGTAGTCCAAGATGAAAATGTAACGCCAGTAGATCCGCCAACAACTGTGGTCATAACTATTCCTTAAGCAGGTACTACTTCAGTCCAAGCCTTAGTAGCTTCGTCCCATTGATATAACTTGCCGTCTGTAGGCATAGGTGTTGGAGCGTCCCAATTCCAAGTGGTATTGTTTAGCGTCCAGCTTGGGAATGGTTTTGGTGGGATGAATACGTCATTAATATAGTCATATGAATAACCAATACCAGCGTAGTTGGCACGAAGCGCTACACCGCCATCTGGTTGTCCGTCTTGACCATAGTGAACGCCACCACGGGTATTGTAAGAAGTTTGCACCCACTGAGATGGGCTTCCTACAGCACCGCTGTCAATAAAATCCTGTTCGGCTACTATCACTTGAGTGACTTTGCCGTTCTCTACCTTTGCAAAATGGCCCATTGATTTCTCCTTTGATTAAGCCGTATAAGTTCCACTAGAGTAGAACGAAACTATTGTATTGCTGCCTGATGTAGTTACTGCAACATTAGATCCTGAATATGTGTTTGACCATTTAGCCGTTGGAATAGAAAGAATGACAACGCCAGAACCACCCCCGCCGCCACCGCCACCGTTGCTACCAGCATTACCACCGCCGCCAGTACTTGGTGTTCCACCGCCACCTAAACCTGAAGAGCCACCACCCTGTCCGTTACCAGAACCACCACCGCCACCACCTGCGTAGTAAACAGAAGATCCTGTAATGGTAGAGGCATTACCATTACCACCATTGCCGCCAGCACCACCACCAACTGTGTTTGCATCATTACCAGTAGCGCCAGCACCGCCACCGCCACCGCCACCATAGTTCCCGTTACCAGCTCCAGCACCGCCATTACGGCCTTGACCAGATGTGCCAGCACCACCAGCATTTGTGCTTCCAGAACCACCACCTGAACCACCAGCAGCACCTTGTCCGTTATATCCAGCACCGTATCCACCACCAATAGAGGTTATATTTGAAAAACCACCATTTGCTGTTATGGTTGTATTAGATCCGTTACTTCCATTTTGCCCAGTATTATTCCCACCACCGTTGCCACCAGCTCCAACAGTCATTGTGTATACAGTGCCGCCTGTTACAGTAACCGTATTTGATAGGTATCCACCACCGCCGCCACCTGAACCGCCAGCAAAACCTACACCCGCACCGCCACCGCCACCGCCAGCTACAGATAAATAAACAATATCCCAACTGTTAACAACAGGGCCAGCAATGTTTGAAGTGGCAGTAGTATTTCCAGCAATATTAATTGCCGTCACATTGCAGCTAATATTTGCACCCACTTGACTAAGAGTCAACGTAAATGTATTAGATGTCGCACTTGTAATTGCTGTGGAATTAGCAAGCCATTGATAAGTATATGATGTTGGAGAATTAGACCAAGTACCATTTGTTGTAGATACAACAGAACCAACAGAAAAAGTACCAGACAAAACTGGAGCAACCGTATTTACTGGCTTAGCTGTGTAGTTTGTAGCAACCCATGCGCCACCAACATAAAGCTCAACATCGCCAATATCAGTGTTGTAACGCATCATACCATTAACTGCGCTTGCTGGGCGTTGTGCTGTAGTACCAGTAGGAACCACAAAACCACCAGTAGACGAATTTGCGTATAAAACACCGCCAATGGTTTGAAATACCAGATTACCGCTAGTATCAGCGGTTTGAACCATTGCAGTTGTGACGGTATTGCCAGCGCTAATAATACTCATTTTAGATAATCGTCCAAGTAGATCCGCTTGCAATCGTTACGGTTACGCCATTTGCTGTAGTGACAGGACCTACTGAGAAGCCATTTTGTCCAGCAGCTATTGTAGCGTTAGCAGTAATGTTTGTGTTGTTTAAAACAATTGAGCTGTTTCCAGTTGCTAATGCTGCATTAACAGGTTGCCATGTAGGAATCTGACCCGCACCAGTCGCAGTTAAAACGTAGTTTGCCGTATCAGGAGCATTGTTGGCAAATACCGCTTTCTCCGATGGATAGGTAATGAATACATCTTTAGTTCCCGGCAACAACGCAACCGCAGCATTAGCGTTGCTAGAAGCAAGAATGACGTCTCGTGATAAAGATGTGTTGGCTGAATAGTACGTGCCAATACCCACTTCCCAATCGGCAGTGGTTTGACCAGCAATGGTGTAATACGTTTGGTTGCCGTTTCCAACAACAGCAAAGGACTGATAGCCAGTTTGCGCACCGGCTAAAACCAATGTCCCAGTATTAACAGTATTACTGGATTCTTTTACCCTATCAAAGACAACAAGAGCCATGTTTGGCTCCTATTAAGCAATACGGATGATTGCGTTGCTTGCGTCTGCGGTTGGGAAAATAACAGTGAATGTACCGTTAGTAGCAGTCTTATCGCCACCAAAAGCCAATGATGCAACAGCAGTATTAGATGTGCTGTTATAGATCAAAGCGCCATTAGCAGTAATGTTTGCATTTGTCCAAGAAGTATTGGAGAAAGACATAAACGCTACGTTGCCAGTAGAAGTCGGGCTTGTGCTAACAACCAGTGTATTACCACCAGCAGTGTAGTTAGAACCTGAGCTTGATACTTCGCCAACAGTTGTGTAAGCAGTTGTTGCGTTGCTTAACACAGCAGAGCTAGTGTACAAAGCGAGTTTGTATACGGCGCTTGCGCCAGATACGAGATTTTGTTGACCGCTAAGGATTTGAACCTTAAACGAATCGCACATTCCTTGAGTGATTGCCATTTATTGCTCCTAAGTTTAGGGATTAACCCTGATTTTTGCTTGTCCGTCCCTGTACGCATCGCCACGCTCAAGGCCAGTTCCCAAACGATTAAGTTGTGCTAGCGCCTCATTATACTTGCTGTTGTACAGAGTTACCATATCTGCTTCACCTTTCATGTAGGTATACGCCTCAACGAGGGCACCATAAAGCAAAACAGGAGAATAGTTATCACCAAGCCATGAGGTACCAGCATCAACAATAGATTCTGGATAGTAAAAATAGTGCAGCTCTGCGCCGTAATTAGCATCAGGGGTTGGTCCAAGAATAAAGGTAAGTTCATTGGGGTCATTTAAACGGGAACCAAACAACGCATAGTAGCGTGGTAGTCCAGTCGCTGTTGGATCTGGATAAGCCTGACGAATAAAGTTTACGTCTTTATTTAATAAATACTCGTATGTACCGTCTGTATTGATAATTGCCAACGAATAAGTAGACAGGTAATCATTAGGGCAAGCCAAGTATTTGCTGGTGCTTGAGCAGTTACCAGTAACATTTTTTCTCAAAGAAGGGATTTGGACTGAATTATAAATACGGTCTTCGGCTTGACGAATAAACGTATTAATCTGAGTAACAGCATTGACGTTAGTCTGGCTGCCTCCAGTCGTAATCTGAACAAACGTATCCGGGAATTGGTTTTCCGTGTACGTCTGAATTTGAGTAAAAAGTTCCTGGTAATTCATTACGCCATTGGGCCTCTAGTTTTGATGCCTTTAGTAGCTGCACCATAGCCACGCATAGTTTTTTCGCCATGCTTATTATCGGCACCATAGTTACCTTTGCTGCCAGCTCCAAGGGAAATATTAGCTTCGTTATCCCACTTTCCTGGTTTAACAACAGCGGCACGCTCATCACCGTTTGGGTTTGTCATTGGTTGTTTGTACACACCAATATCGTCGCCACCACCAGATGGGTATTTAAAACCAGTATAAGCGCTAGCGTCTTTGTTCTCTTTAGCATTACCTAAAGGGTACTTTTCCGCTGGGCTTACTTTTGCAAAATCGTTCTTAGCCATGATTAACCTTATTTTTGGTTGTTAGCACGAGCCATATTGCGGCCTACTGCACGCATAGCTTTACCAGTTACACCCAAACTTTTTTTGCCGCCTTTTTCAACGCCGGCTGTTGGGCCTGAATCGCCAAGATTTTTACCCTTGGTTTTACCTTTTTTCTCAATGCCGTTGGCACCTGATTTGAATGACATATTAACTCCTTAAGTTATTTCTACCGTTACTGTACCAAGTTGTGTGTTGCCTATCAAGTCATTTTCTGTTAGTACAGAATCAAACCCTCTTGCACCACCCACAGGATTCCAACCCCATTGGAATACCCTACTACCCATCTCTACGCTACCAAAACCTTCTGGACCTACACCAGTAAGGTTAATTTGTAACCCACTTGTACCAGACTGCAAATAACTTGTATCTGGTCTTGGTTCCCTGACTGCCTGTGGGTCATCAACTGGGTATAAGCCCAACGATAACTGTGGATGGTCAGGATCCCAACAAGACTGACATACCTTAATTTTATACGGTTTTGTCTTTAATATCTGTGTCTTTAGGTCTTTTAATTTATAGCGAAAGTTGCAGCGATCACACTGCGAAATTGCATATTTACCTGATGCAAACTTATTTGGCATAAATTAAGTACCATAATAAAACGTATTTCTAGGCACAAAACGAATAGCAGCTTTTTCCCTATCTTCTTGAGCAGCAAGATCAAATTGCTGTTCGTAGTCTGCTTTTAACATAGGGATACGATTCATGTCAACGTCTGGTAGTTTTGTAGACAGCTGATATGCTAAGCCAGCAACCATAGGCGGAATAAAACGGAATGGGATGTCTTGAACATAAGTACCAGACCCCGCATCTTGGATACGTCGTAGTCTATAGTACACAAATGTGTACTGATTGCCAGGAGCGTTAGGGGTAGGCCAGACGTTAATACAAGGAAGGTTTTGTACTGTTATTGTTGCTCCAGCGGTATGTGCCGCTGCAGTAGTGTTATTTTGCCCACGAGCGCAATTAATCAGATCATTACCACTAATATTAGGGTAGCTAATAGTCTCAGAACCAATTTTAATAAAGCCAGAAGATGCTAAACCAGCGGTAGATGTCAGGCTAATAGTGGTAGATGAAGAGCTTACATTAGATGCTAAAAGGGCGGAGGACAAGTTTTCCTGACCTGATTGACGGTTAATCCATACTTGAATTGGGCGACCCTGTGCCAGTTTGTTTGGCAGTGTCATATAAGTGGATTCAGAAATACGACTGATATTAATATCAATCTGATTCAAAGAACCTGGCTGAGTACGAATAACCATGTCCATTAGGTCAATGGTGTCATTTGGGATAGGGTACATAGCCTGTCCAGTAGCCATCGTAATGGCGCCTTGTTCGATAGTCCACAGGTTAATACCACGGTTTGCCCACTCAATAGTGAGTAGGTTTAGCGAACGACGGGCAGTGCGGAAGTCATACCCGGAGCGTAGCTCCTTACCGCAACGCTCAAACGCTTCCTCAATAAGGTCGTTGACATCTAAATTAAACGCTGTGGTACCGGTTGTGCTCATTACTTAGCCTTTTTAGCTGCGGTTCTTTTAGCTGCTGGAGCCTTTTTAACTGGGCGAGTAGTAGCCTTAGCTACACGTGGCTTAGTCTTTGGTTTTGGGGCTTCTTCTGGAAAAGGCCATGCCGTTAATATTTCTTTAAAAGAAGGTTCTGGCTCGAACTTACTTAGTGCCCACTTTAGAAAGCGTACAATTAAGTCTTTCATTTTTTCCTTGCCATTCTCATATTATCAACTAGGTTTGGATATGGTCGTCCGGCGGCTTTAGCAGCGGCTTTAGCAGCAGACTTTTTAGCTGGACTTAGCTTTTTTGGAGCGCCTAAATCTTTAGGGCGCTTTTTATCCCAAACTTTGCCACCCTCTTTATACTGAGTAAAGTCAGTATTATCCCTACGAGCCTTTGTTTTGGCTTTAGGCATTTTAGAGGGGGCAATGTCGCCCATACCACGAGAGGCTCTCATTTAGACCATACGTCCACGAGTTTTGCCTTTGATTGCGCAGCCGTCAGCACGACGTGAAGCAGAACCAACAGAGCCGCCTTTTTTCATAGCATTACCAACAGAGTAGTCAATATCAGAAGAGCTTGACTTTCTAACAGCTCTTTTTGGAGTAGCTGCAGTGCTAGTACTACGGTCTTTACGGGTCATCAATGCTGCGCCGCCTTTAGTTTCAGCAGATGTGAAACCAGCGTCTTTAGCTTTGCTTGCAAATGATTTTGCAGGGGCTTTTTTAGCTGGAGCTGCAGTATCGTCGGAAATACCTTTTTCCAAAGCTGCCATTGCACGAGCACGTACGTCATCATCAATGTTTTTATTTTCGCCTTCTTCAGTGGCAAAACCACCATCATTATAGCGTTTAGATTTTTTACTCATAATTTTGCCACCTTTCTTGTATGTGTCACCCATAGGGTTAGTTTTACCTTCTTCCATCCCCTTACGGGCTGCATCACCACGAGATCCAAAAATCTCGTAGTCTTTTTTCTCTTCTTTATCTTTAGCGTCAGCTTTCCATTTAGCCTCTTTGGCTTGGCGTTTTGCTTTTTCGCTAGCTGTTTCTTCGTATGCCATTATTTAGCCTTACCTTTCATACCGCCGGTGCACATTTTAATCATTGTGCCTTTGGTTTTACCTTTGATTTCTACGCCACCACCACGAGCCATACAAGTTTTACCACCTTTTTTAAGGGCAGCTAAATTAGTTTTTTTGCCGCCATGTAATTGTTTATCGTGCATGCTGACAGCTTTTTTAACAATTTTCTTGTCTAGTTTAATATCTTCGTGTTTCATTTCGCCACCTTTTTTAAATAGCTTTGATTTACCATGATCTGTTTTTGGTTTTGCCACTTTTTGCAAGTCTACTCTTGTTCCAGTATCTGCTTTATTAAACTCTTTGGCTACATCCATAGAGATCCCAGCTTTCTTGGCAAACTCAGGGTTGTGGGCTGCAGCTGCCATAAACTTAGCTTGTTTTTTAGACGTGCTAGGCATTTTACTTCCAATGTGCAGTAAAGTAATCGACCAACCAACCACCCGCAGCTACGATAGCAATCCAAACTAAACCGGTTAAAGTTTTATTAATAATTGCCTTACGTAGCTCAGCTCTTTCAGCTTCAGCTTGTATTGCCATACGCACCCAATGTACTTCGTCTGGGCTAAGCGGATGGGCTTCTACTGCTTCAGATACAGCAGATTTAACAAGGCTTATTAGCTCTAGGCGTGTTGATTCGTCTAGGGTCATTTTGTTCCGCACTTCCATCGTTTTAAACTTGCAGCTTTGCGAGTAGGGCGACCCTTCTCATCTTTCATAGGACCGGGCATACCAGACATACGAGCGCAGAATGACTTCTTACGAGGGCCACCTTCGGGCTGTGGAGCCTTTAGATTAGAGCCTGTAGCTGCGTTGTATTTAGCACGACCTTTAGCGGTAAGCCCAGCGCCTTTCGACACTGGGAGCTTTTCGCCACGCCCAACTGCAAGAGAAGGGTTTTTCTTAGCCATAAAAACAAGTAACAGCAGATACGTTAGTTAATGAAGCGTAGATGTTTGTATCAAAACGCACACCTTCGCCCGGAACTAATAGGTAAATAGTAAAGCTATCGCTTGTTCCAACATCTAACTCAACTAAAGTTGTTCCAGTAGCGCCACCGTTTTTAAACAGAATACTTCCGTTTGACCCGTTTCCACGGTAAGAAATACCTTTTAATCGAGCAGGATTACTAACAATAGAACCAGAGCTGGTTAGGTGCGTGCTTTTAACATCAGTTTGCATCATGGTAGATGCTCCTTATTAAACGTTTTCTTCGCCGTAGATACCATCTAATACAAAGTACTGAATAATACCTGTTACAGCACCAGCATTAGCGCCAGCAGAACCTTGAGCAGAAGTTACAACAACTAAGTTAGTTGCGTTGCAAGCGTTACCCAATGCGGTACCTTGACCAGTAGAGCCAACAGATACAGTTGCACGAGCAGCTACGTTAGCGCTGTTTAGCAAGCCGTTTGGTACGTTTGTACCCAAAGTTGGGGTTTGACCAGGGCCTGTGCCGCCAACCAATGGTGTGAAACCAATGTTAGCTGCGCAGTTACCGCCAGGAGCTACAGTAATAATAACGTCAGTAACAACAGCGTTAGCTGGAAGAATTAACGCAGGAGCGTTAGAAGCGCTAGAAACAACAACGTTAGAAGTCGCTGCTGTATTAGCAATATAAAACTGGGCAGCCATGTGCATGGAGCCAGCATAAGCGGTGCGAGTTTGGTCGCCACCTGTAGAACGCCAAATTGACGAGGTAGTTGCTAAAGTCATGATAAATTGTCCTTCTTACAAAGATCAAGCCAATTAGTCGTGTAAGCGTCTGCCGGGACAGTCTAAAAGGCCGGTTTTCCCGGTTTCCCCTATATTACTACAATTTAGATAATGTGCAGCGCTTTTTTGAGTAAAATGGGTATAAATTAGGTAAACATTCGGAGGGCTATGGGTAATGAAATTTACAGTAAAAAAAGTCGACATCAGAATACCGTCTGTTCAAACCATACTAACTTTTCTACAAAAGAAAATCCTGCCGGAGGATATTCCGTACAAGACCGACCGGGGTCATTGGTGGGTTGCATATGCAGAGGATGGAAAGCCTGTCGGCTTTGCGGGTTTGGTCCGCTCGACACGGTGGAGCGATACAGGTTATTTTTGTAGAGCAGGTGTACTAGATAACTTTACTGGGCACGGATTACAAAAACGCCTTATCAAAGCTAGACTGTCTCAAGCTAAACGCCTTGGTTGGAATTGGTGTATCACAGATACAACAGATAACCCCGCTTCTTCTAATTCTTTGATCGCTTGTGGCTTCAAGTTATATACTCCAGCAAATCCGTGGTCGTTTAAAAATGCGTTGTACTGGAAATATAAGGTAAACCAAGATGCCGTACAAAGATCCGAGCGTAAGAAAAAGAAAACACAAAGAGTACAGCCGTAAGCATTATTTAGCTAACAAAGAAAAACAGATACTAGCTAATTCAGAATACAAGAAAAAACGACGCAAAGAATGGGCAGAATTTAAAGACACCCTTGAGTGCACAAAATGTGGTTTTGCACATCCAGCGGCGTTGGATTTTCACCACACAGACCCCACACAAAAAGACGGTAATATTCACCGCTATATAGCAAACGGGCAATACAAAAAAGCCTATAAAGAAGTAGAAAAGTGCATAGTTCTATGTGCTAATTGCCACAGAATCCACCACTACGAAGAAAAGAAAAAGCCACCCGAAGGTGGCTTCAAACCGTTGGTTTGAGGTATTAGGCTCCAGCGGAACCGTACATACCGAGAGGATCAGACCAGCCGAAAGAATAACGCTCACGAGACTTGTAACGAACGTTACCAGTATCGAAGTCACCGTCCATGCTGTTGCTCAAAGGAGTACGAACAAAGTGCTTCATACCGTTTGGAACGTCAGTGGTGAGGAACCAAGCATTGGTGTCGGTCAAGAAGTGGTTAACTGTGTAACCTTCAGAGACTGAACCGTTGTTCTTGATAGCGTTGATGTCGTTGTCGTTTGTACCAACACGCAATTCAGTTTCGAGCAAGCGAGTTGCAACGAACTGGAGTGCAGGAGGAACAACCAACTTCTTAGGTTTAGCAGCGATCAATAAGCCACGTTCGTCTGTCCAACCAGCGATTTGAATAACGGCAGCTTCCAAAGAAGTTTCGTTCAAATCAGCAGCTGTAGTAGGAATGTTGCTGTTGGTGCCACCAGAAACCAATGGGTGTGATGCAGAGAACAAAGGTTGACCGTCACCACCGTTGTAACCGGAAGTGAAGCCGTTGTTCAATACAGCAGCAGCCTTAACTTGCTTGGTGTATGCCATAGCACGAGCCAAAGCCTTGGTGTAGCGAGCTGACAAAGAATCGTAGAGGTTGTCTTCGATTGCTTCTTCAGTCAAGCTGAAACCCAAAGCGATTGTTTCGTGGTTGTAGCGAGCTGTCCATGCCTCTTGAGCATTGTCGTAAGCGATGGCAGAGCCTTCGTTCTTGACTGGAGCAGCGCTGAAACCAGAAAGTTTGGTTTCTTCTTCGAAAGAACGCTCAGAAGTTTCTGTTTCGTAGATCTCTTTATGCTCTTCGCCGTAGCGGGCATACTCAAGACCAAACAAGGCGTTCAAGCCAGGTAATAGCTCTTTTAGGAGCTGTGCACGAGAAATAGCCATTTAATTAGCTCCTTATAAGTAGTCGTTGCCGGCAGCCAGCAAGACTTGAGGGTTATTGAACTTAACAACAACTTCTGTGAAAGCGTTGTTACCCGATGCTGTTTCTGGAACTACCTTAACAACACGAACTGGCAATGCAGCAGCATTACCTGTACCGCTAGATGGGGCAGCAACTGAAACGCCAGAGTCACCAGTAATTGTAGAACCTGTGCCTTGGATCAAAGCAAGGTTAACACCAACTACAGATGCGTTTGCGCTAGAAATTGTAGAGTTACCAGAGTAAGTAACAGCAACTTTGAACTCAGCAGCTGGGTCCATTACTACATAAGCGATAGCTGAAGTAGCTGCAGCATTACCTGGGTAATATTGAGCTTGAACAGTTTGGCCTTGTGTATTAACGTACTGAACACCCATAAACACGCCATAAGTAGCGTTGTTTGCTTTGTCAGTTGTTGAATCGCTGGTTACAGCAGACTTCTTGATTGTTCCACCATTGACTAGAACCACGTCGCCGTTGTAGATAGCAGTGTTATATGTAGATGCGATTGGGAGTTGCTGTGTCGCACCAGCATATGGCAAGCCATCAATGCGGTTGATTGGTTTTAGACCATAGGGAGCAGAAACGGTTGGATAAGCCATTTAAATCTCCTAAAATTAATAAAATTAACTACCTTTACCAAAGCTAGTCGTGGATTTGCCTTCTTTAAAAATAGGCATCCGTGCGTCGCTCTGGCGCATTAAGTTATTTTCTACAGCCTCTGACTGAGACTCGCTTTGTTGAGCGTAATATTTGTTACGCTGTTCTACGAACTCAGTTGGAGTCTTGCAAAGCAATAACCCGCCGATCTCAATATTGTCTTTGTATCGACTATTAGGATCGACTAGCAGTTGAAATTGTGGTTGCTCTTCGATCTTTACTGGCTCCCAACCTTCACGCAATTTAGCGGAAAGATTACGAGGATCAGCTTGATTGTTAGTAGCAACACGGACCCAACGATAGGAAAAACCGGGCTGTTTGTCAGGTTCTGGCAATAGCTCAGGCTGTGTCCACTGCTTAGGACGCTCTGCCTGTACACGAGTTTCAATACTACGTGGTTTACGATTTTGTTCCATTATTGTGCTCCGTTCATTTGTTCAGCAACCTTTTTGGCGTATAGATCAAGGGGGACTCCCAACCGTTTGGCGATAGCTACTTGGGTCTTCGTCAACTTAATCTTCGATGGCGCAATACTGCGAGTCGCTGGTGCGACCACATTTGACGCCGGCTTAGCACGGCTTTGAGTTTCCTCTTCTGCCGGTTTTGTTTCTTCTACTTCGCTCCCGGTATCGAAATACTCGGGGTATCTTTTGCGCATTGTAGCATCAATTCGCTTGAAATAAGCATCGGATCCGATATAACTTTTTCCAAACTCTTTTTCGAGCTTCTTATGCAACCCAAGAGCCGTGGCGCTCATCTCATCGTCATCACCATACCAAGGGTTTGCATCTAGCCACTCGGCGGTTTTCGGATCAAGTTGAGGTTGTTGCTCTTCTTTTGGTAACTGTACATCAATTTCTTTAACTTGCAAAGGCTTTAATGAATCAGCTTTATCCATCTTTAGCGTTGCTTGCGAGATACGGAACTGAGCTTCTGCAATTAATTCTGCATCGCCAGAGTCGTATGCTTCTTTAAAAGCACGCTTAGCTGCTTCAAGTTCATACTGTGCTGAGGTTTTACCTTGCTCAATATAGACCTTGCTGCCTTCTTCAAGTTGCTCTTGTAGCTTCTTGTTCTCCGCAAGGATTGACTCAGCTAACTTAATCGCTTCGTCCTTCTCACGCATAGCAGCTTCTTTAGCACGACGCTCATCGTGGTATCCACGAGTAAACTTTTTGATGCGTTTTTGAACCTTAGCATCGTACTGGTTTAGCTCGTCATCATCTACTTCCTCAGGAGGTTCAGCAGCTTTAAAGCCTCTGTCCTTCTCGGGGGTATCATCCTCGATTTCAATCTCGGGTTCTGCTGCAGCCTGTACTTCTGGTTCTGCGGGTTTACCCTTAGGTTCTTCATCGGGGAATGTGTATTCTTCCAATTCCATGTTATTTTCTGCCATTTATAGCTCCTTATGCACGTTTAATTCCACGTGGGTCTTGAACAACAGCTTCCACAACATCATCATTGATGAGTCTAAATTCACGACCATGAATGAGTAAGCGGGAACCTGAGTTTGGTCTAACAAGGATAAAATCACCCTCTTTACACCAAGGCCCATTAGGGAAACGGGTTTTGTCCGAGTAACACTCCGGACCTAGTTTTACTACGAATAACACAGTAGTCAATACTTCTTCTACACGCATTGTCTCGTCCGATTTTAGAAGCTCGCTTCCTTCGAACTGTTTTTCTGCTTCTGGTATTGCACAGAGGATATGGTATCCAACTGGATCCGGGAGTTGTCGTCCCTTTTCTTCGGCTTCTTTGTCGAGTAAGGCAGACAAATCGACCGCTTGGTTTAAGTCAAGACTCATCAGAGTTCTCCAATCGTTGCACGAGGTCTTTTGTTATTTGAATGGCTGACTCTAGACCTCGGATAGAGCCAACCACCTGACGATACTCCTCCATAGTGGCAGGCCGTCCCGTCGATAAAAACTGTGTGTGATTAGAAATCTGTTCTTTAAACTCGTTTATCAAATACTCAAGTTCTTTCACCTATTCTCCTCTTTCTTAGTGTTTTGCTTCGCATGTTGCCTGTTCTCACGAGCAAGGGCCATTTGGTCCTTAGCTTTAGCTAGGTCAACAGTAATTCTTGCCCCATCCATATGCTGTCTAGCAGCTAGCTGAGCCTTATCGTTTTGGGCTTTTAAGCTAGCGTTCATACCAGCAATACGTTCCTGAGATGCAATTCGTTCCTTCTCAATCTCAAGCTGGTCAGCCTTAGCAGCAGCATCAGCAATAAGTTTGCGTTCCTTAATACTGATGTCTTTACCTTTGAGCTGTAGCTCTTGAGCTTGTAACTGGATGAGTGGGTCTTGCGCCTGTTGTTGGGCTTGTTGCTGTGCAGCCTCTTGCTGGTGTTGACCAAGCAATTGCTGTGATGCTTGAGCTGCCAACTGAGCCACACGGTCTGCCACTTCTGGAGACATGAGTGGTGGGTCTTCGCCTTCTTCTACTACAGGCAACGGCATACCCATCGCTTGTTCTACTTGACGACGATACTCAAAGCCAACGTGCTCATTGACGTGTGCCAACATAGCTGCTTGAAGGGCTTGAGCCATCTGTGGGTTTTGACCCAAAATAGCTTGAACCTTCGGATCTTGCATCGCAGACATATGGACTGCAATATGGGCAGCGTGATTCTGCTCAATGAACGCCTTGACCGGTTTGTTCTTGAGAATGTTTTGATTCTCAGTTACAGGGTCAACTGGCTTCATATCATCTTCCATTGGAATCAGCTTTGTTGCGTTCTTAACTCCGAGTACTTCAACCATTTGACGGTGGAGTAATGGTAAGTTATAGAGCTGCGGCGCAGTCTGAGCCAACTGTAAGACAGCTTGGTACTGGACAATCTTCTGCGCCATCGTAGCCGCATTAGGATCAGAGACGGGGATAACATCAACCGCATCATAGTCGCTCTTCTTCGCCCAACGGGAACCCTCTTCCGGTTCATAGGTGTATTCCTCAGGTGTGTAGTCGGCAATAATATGCTTGAGTAACTTAAACTCAGTCTTCATCGCATAGTGCAGACGAGCCTGAACTGCAGACATTACCTTGAGTGTGCGCTCAAGAATTGCCAATGTTGTACCAACCGGAGCGTTAGCTGACATGTCACTGATCTTAGTGTCGCCCGCAGTTGCGAACGCACGACCTTCAGCGATGATCTGACCTAGTAACTGGAACAGAGTCTGGCTTGGCTCTTTGTATGGGAGGGGTAGAATATTGTCCTTAATAGAACCCGACGGTACATCGACGTCTCTGAACTCTCCTGGTGCGATGGGGGTGTCGTCGCCTTTGACTCTGAGACCACGGGACTTAAGTCCTCCGGGAAGGTTAGCCAAAGTACCAGCATCAACAAGCTGGCGAATAATGCTAGTCGCACTACGTGCGTAGCCACCAATGAGGTGAATGAGACCATAGCCATAGAAGCCAAATCCTGGAATATATTGATAATGAACAAAGTGGTTACGCTTTAACTTAAGCGCATCTTCCTCGTACCAGTTACGGCGAATAGAGAGAACAGTGTTTGTACCCTTCTCAATAGTCACCACATACGGCAACGCAATATCATCTTCATCTTCGAAGCCAGGCATCTGGTAGTTGATGTGCATCTCCAGGATGCGGAAGCGGTCATCGCTAGTCGCAGTGTAGCCGTTGTCTTCTGCTTTTTTCTTCTCGATGTCATCGAGGACCATGACTGGATCACCTAACTCAACGTCACGGTAAAACCCAGCTGCTTGTAACTTCTTAATCTCATTCTTGGTTTTCCGCATCACGTGGGTTACACGATCTGCGGTTTCCAAGTTAGCTGCGCCGTAAGGGACGATCATGTCTTCGGCTGGGATAAACATTGCTACTTGACGACCCAACGATGGGTCATAGTAGACTTTCTTGAACGCTGAACCAGCTAGTGGCAACGCCCATAGTAATTTCTCATGCTCAGGACGGTACTCAGTCATTGTATCAGTGAGCTTGTAATTCATGTCTTGTTCAACACGAATTGCAGAATTTTTCTTCTCTGGTGTTTCTTTACCAATAATTTGAGTACGTACGGGACCTGCTGCAGGGAATGTCTCCATAATTGCTTCGGACTGGAAGCGTACTACTGACTCAGTCAACATTGGGTGGAACACACCACAAGCGCCTTCCCATGGTTCGGTGCGCTCATCTAACTTCAAGCCAAGTAACTTTAGACCTTCTACATAAGTGTCAACCCAGTCTTTACGAGCAGCAACGTCTGCCTCAAACAAAGCGGTCAACTCACTAGCCAATTCTTGGAGGTGTCCCTCGGACATACCCTCGGCTAGGTTTTCTTCAAATTCTTCGTCGCTCTCTTCTTCCTCAATATCAAGAGCTGCCATCTCAGGATCTTCAATATCAATCTCGATCTCTGGCATATCCGCCGCTTCTTCGTCAATCCCAGTTGGGGCTGCGTATAAACCTTTTTCAATTCCCATAGTTCACCTATTTCTTTAATGTTGCTCTGTTCGTTTTCTTGCTGTATGTGTAGTCTTCAGGTGAATGTTTCCCGCTGCTGGCTTTTGCTGCTCTATCTTTAGCCCGACCACTAGCACCCAACTTTTGTCGCTCTTTACCTTTTTCGGTTAGCTTGCCGTCTTTTAAAATCCCAAATTGGGTTAGCCTACCAATAGCTACCGCTTTGGCATTTTTTACACCTTTGGAACCTAATTGGTTCGTTAACCGTTTTACAATACTAGACACTACAATAGTTCCTTATTTAGCCCAGACCTGTGTATGTTTACCATTTGGGTCTGTTATGTACTGCTCAAAATATGTGCGTCTTGTTTCTACTTTTGTAATCATGTGTGAGTCCCACCCAAGATCCCATTCTTTTTTAAATGCTTCAAGCTGTTCTGGTGTTGGCGGTTGCGCAGGCCCCATGCTTTTACACAGTTCTGCCTGCTTTTTAAGGTTCTTTTTTACCTTACGGCTTAGTTTCCACCAATAAAGCCACTTAAACATTATAGTACCCCGCATGCCTACTAGACTTAAAATATTTAATATCTTCCGGTTCATCGCTGGGCAACCGTAAAAACCCACCTTGCCTAAACCGCATTAATGCCAAAGTCATTGAGTCTACTAAGTCGTCATGTTCGCCTGATGGAAACGCAGCAACCTCATCAACCAGTTCTTCCGCCCAACGTGTAGCCGGTGCCCATACTTTACCAGATGCGAAGATATCTGCGACACTATTTAGCCTAGAAATTTTATCCTGCCCTTTGCCTGGTGAATACTCCGATACTGGAATACCCATCCGACGTAGCTCTTGGATCAGGGGTGCACCCGCCGCCTTTTTCTCAATGAGGAAAGCATCCGGTTCATAATCCATGTAGTGTTCGAACGCTTTTGCCTTGAGTTCCGGGAACTCCATGCGCTCTTTAAAGGCAGATAAGAGAATGATGTTCGGAAGGTTGTGGTCTGTTTCGTCATAGAAAACACCCCAAGTTGTGCACGCCGAGTAATCGTTAACGGTTTTTTTCTCATGCGCAGTATCCCACGCCTGGATGGTAAATTCACACTGCGGCGGATTTTCACTGTCCCATACCTTCCACCATTCTCGTTTAATGATCGCCGAGCTATCTGAGGTCGGCTCCTGCATATACTGCGCCATCCATTTGCTGTTAGGCAACTCGGTACGCAGCGCTTCTAATTCTTTGAGGCTCCAAAACTCGGGCCACAGTGGTTTGCCACTAGGTAGTATGGCTGGGAACTGGATCACCCGCCACTCATCACCACCCCGCTTAGCTGCCGCCTTCATCACCTGGGCAGTCAGATCTCGTAGCGACCAACGTGTCATCACAATGACAATCGCACCCCCTGGCTGGAGACGCTGACGTGGACCCGATGTATACCACTCATAGGTCTTGTCATAAATTTCTGGGTTAAATGCTGCGAGTGCAGCTTCCTGTTCGGAGTGTGGATCGTCAATGATGAGAATATCAGCACCTTTACCAGTAACAGCACCACCCACACCAATAGCGAAATAGTCACCGCCAAAATTAGTATTCCAACGACCTGCCGCTTTGGAGTCGCTTTGTAGTTCAATGGTAGGAAACATTCTTTTATACGCATCAGAATCAACCAAGTTCCTGACTTTACGTCCAAAGCCCACCGCCAGCTCCGCCGTATGCGAAGTTTGAATGACTTTCTTGTTGGGGAATTTTCCGAGGAACCAAGCAGGTAACAAATAAGAAGCAAACTCAGACTTTGTGTGCCGAGGAGGCATATTAATAATAAGGCGTTTACATTTTCCATTGGCAACATCCTCAAACGCTCGGGCCATCTTCTCATGATGTCGCCCATGAATAAAATCAGGCCATACTTGGCCCACGAACGCCATAAAATCTGTCTGGCATTTCTCTCGTTCTTCCCTAGTCTCTAGTTCGCTCAGAATTTCTATAATTTCTGCAGCTTCTTCCTTGGGCAACGAGTCTAAAAACGCCTGGCGTTCCTCTTTTGGTAGCGATTTAAAAAATTCTAAGACGTCAGTCATCTAAATCCACGTCTTCTTCTACTGGTTTAGCTTTATTTCGACCTAATTCTTCGTCCAAATCAATCACAACCGCTTTTTTCTTCTTGTTTTCGACTGTTTTTACCTCTTCCACGTCGCCCATATAGCGAGATAGCTTCTTCATCAGCTCTTCTTTTAGCTCATCTGTAGATTTTGTATTGACTGAAACCTCTAGTTTGTCCGCAAACATGCCTAACTGGCTCAATCTACCCAAACTTTCTAGTGCACGCAGCCTGTCACCAGCCTTTTCGCCTAGCGCAGTAGGGTCTGACTCTTCTATAAGACGTGTTGTGACGTAGGTTTTGAGTTTGATCGTGTCTTCAATGACATCATTTTGGTATTTGTCGATGAGTCCCTTGAGCCAACTTGCAGTTTCCACATTAAATGGACGGCGCTTGGCGTCTGGGCTACCTGTAAATTGCTTAACTGCTTCCCGTGCACCACGTTCTACTTGCTTACGGTACACACTTGGGTCGGGATCCCACCCATTGGCTACTAAAAATTCTGCAGTATTAAATGCCGCTTGGGCACGGCTTAGCAAATCCGCTATTTCTTCGGGTTCGAAGTTAGTCGGTATAGGGAACAGCTTTTCAGGTGTCGCAATAATTGTCATAAGAGGAAAGTTGGCACTCCTAGTTACTGCGAAGTGTAACACAAATAATTGGGGGCGCAAGGCCCCCGTGTATTACTTCGTTTTTTGGAACTGCTTGAGACTAGAAATAATTGCCTCGATCCAAAACTCATTCACTTGCTTTACTTGCTTAGTGAGGTCTTCCCACTTTTTGTATTGCTCTTCAAAACTAAACATAATGTTTCCTTTGTGTTGGTTGTTACTAGACAGTTTTTAGTTTGTCTAGTATTTGTT